CAAGACGGAATCCCCCAATGAGATCATCTTCATCAGTTTCGATAGTAATGTTAACACGGATAAGTTCTCGTTTTAGTTGGGCACATGCTTGTTCAACACTTACAGTTTTACCATTACCAGAAAGACCCGTGATGAAGGTGGGATAGAAAAGACGCGATTGAATAATCTTTTTAATATCGGTAAAATTGCCAAATTTAACAAAAGAACTATCAATCTCAGGAATAAGATTTTGCTGCACAGTTGGTTCTACAGAAGGAGATTTGAAAGTTTGTTCCAGTTTTTCTTGAACAGTCAAGTCCCAACGACCATGACCAACTTTGTAGTTATCAAGACGTTTTGAAATAGTGGGATAAGACACATCAAAATAATCTGCTGCTGCATTAATAGCATCACCGCCGAAGGCATCGCCGTAACTTTGACGAATAAAGTTAAGGAGTTCTGCAATTTCAATGTTGTGATTGCGGGACATTTGTGAGTTGTTCATTGTTGACTTTAATAGTATAAGAGGAAGATGAGGAAAATGGCTCCTCTGTGTGCCAGATCGTCAAGCGACCACAGTAATGAAGGATGAGAGGATCTTTTTATTCAAGCACTTGCTCTTAAGAGATTTCTGAAATGCACTTTTAATTTGTGAATTTGTTGCATTCTCATCCACAATAAACTGTTCACTTTGATTAAGTGAAGTAGAGGAAATACCATAAAGAACATGATATCCACTGTCCTCAATAATAAACGACCTTTGTTTATTCCAAATCTTACGATATTCATCGTAACTTATCTTAGGTTCATGAGTCCAGTAAAATGAACTAACCTGACTACTAGGAAGAATACGAAACCCAATAAAGTTAACGTTAGGGTAGTTATCACGAAGATTGTTGATGAGAGTTTTAGTGACATTGTGTTCCTTTTTAAATGTTTTGTAGATATGACCTGTCTTGCGATCACGAAGACAGCACATACTTGTCACTCCTGCCATACCAATCATGTCTTCATCAGGACGATCCCAACGCTTAACCGTAGTATAACGTGCAAGACCAGCAGATTCCCCATCTGTCAGGATTATAACATTTGCTTTTTGAATAGCATTTTGTTTGATAAATTCGGGGATCATTTTTTTTAATGCAATCAGAGTTTCATTCAACGGAGTCCCAGAAAGACCAAGACCAGAAGGAATTATAGAGTATCCCTTGTTTTCAGAATATGCAATACGCCACATATACTTACATTGATTTTCAAAATCTTTAGTATTGCAGCGATGCGAAATCAAATTCAAAAGACGGAAAGATTCGTGTACAACGATATCTCCTGGTCTCTTCTCTTGGATTTCAATTTTATCATCCGCACATCTCCCTACAAGCGAGTTATGAATACCAGCAAATTCATAGGTAAAGGCATATACCTCAAAAGGAATTTGTACTTTTTTACAGAACCAGACAAGATTAAGAAGTTGTTTTACAGTATCCAAGATAACATCTGACATAGAACCAGACCAATCAAGAATAAAAATGAGTCCATGATTCTTACCATCAGGAATAACATTAATCTTTTTAAAAAGATCATCATTAAATTTATAAGTATGAAGTTTGGTGCAATCAAGTACTCCTGTACGTGCTGTAGAAGTACGTGAATATGCATCTGCAGATTTCTTGCATTCAAATTCTTTTACAAGATAGTTTACACCATTAATAGATTCTTTATAAAAATTTGAATATGCTAAATCAAACTGCTTGATCGCATCAGCATAGATAGGTATATCATTATAGAACTGATTACAATGATCACCAAGTAATTTATAATCAACAACAATATTATCAAGTTTTATATCTGGAACTTCTACGTAAATTGTATCCTGAGTATAGTTATCAATAAAATCTTTTTGGTTTTCTTGAAATGCTTTATCAGTAACAGAAGAAAGATCATCGTTATTATGACCACCACTATTATCAACTTTATCTTGTTTATCTTGATTTAATTTACCAGTTGATGATAAAGCTTCTTCATTTTTAGATTCAGATTTTATAGTGGTATCATTTGAAACACTAAACTCTTCTTCAGATTGCTGCTTTTCCATCTCAATAGATTCTGAAGACCTACCAGCAGATGCAGAAGTATTATCAGATTGAATATTAATATTTTCTTGCTTTTTATTGTTCTTTGTATAGTTATACACATCAAGAGCAATCTGTTGAACTTCTTCAAAAGTTTCTGCATTTTCCGTTCGCTCAATAAACTCTTGCTCTTGCTCATTAAATTCAATGCAAGAAAAAGAACCAATCTTAAAGTAAAGATTAATGCGATCAATCAAATTTATTTTATTAATCTCATCTTCTTTAATACAAAAGAAATTATCATCATTAAGTTCTTGGTATCCACGATAAAAAGTTTTAGAAAATCCTGGATACTTCCTCTTCATCATTTTCTCAATACGTGCATCTTCAATGACGTTAATATAATCTTTAGGGATAGAAAAATCCCAATCTGAATTAGGAGTAAAAAGAGCATGACCTACTTCATGCCCAACAAGAAGATCGTAAACAGTATTAGAAGCACGTTGCCAATTGGGGAGGATTAGAACACGACGGTCCACATCAAACGATGCAGTGCTAACGTTCTTGTGTTCAACAATCAGGTTTTCAGTAGCAAGCAATTTAGCAAGATTGCCTTTAACTTCTTGGTTGTACATAAGTAAGGTTCCGTTTTGGATGTACCTATACTACAAAAAAAGACCTCCCTTTGCGGGAGGTCATGTGACACTTTTTGAACTGGGCGAGTCGCTTCTTCGCCTGACGCATCGCCTGAGGTTTCAGATGACGCTTTTGATCTTTCTTAGAATGGTGTTGCCAATTAGGTAGTTGTGCCATTTGACTGAGTGGGTTTGGAAAAGTTTTTAACCTTTTTGAACTCTATCACATTATCAAACTTATCGTGCAGCAGGTCCCCTTTGTGTGAGATGACGAACACATTGTTACCTTCTGTAATATTACGAAGGATTCCAATAAACTCTTGAGTGCCATTACTATCTAGCGAACTATCAAATACTTCATCAAGAATTAAAAGATTTGTATTGACAGAATTTTTTAATTTAGCAACTTCTCTCCAAGTAAACAAAAGTGATAAATCAATTCTCATTTTTTCCCCCTCACTGAATGAAGCATAGGAAAACTCATCACGATATCTTGATTTAATTATTTCATTAAAATTTTCATCAAGAGTAAAGTTAACATAAAATTCAAGTTCCCCCAAATACTTATTGATAAGATGATTCATGACAGGAAGATACTTCTTAATGATAGTAGATTTAACTCCATTATCTTTTAAAATATCAGCAACAATTTGATGATCTGCTTTTACCTTCAATGCTCTTCGGCATTCTTTTTCCTTTTCAATTCCAAAAGAAATTAAATCTTTTAATTTTTCTTTCTCTCTAAGTACATTACCATCATTGTTTTCAATAACAATAATTTCTTTTTTGAGATCTGCAATTTGCTTGGTCTTCCATTTAATTTCTTGAATACATGATTGCATCTTAGAATTTAAATTAGATATCTTTGTATTATTTTGATTGTAAGATATTTTAATTTTTTTAATAAGATCAATTTCATTTTGAACTTCTTTCAAAATAATTTTATGAGATTGTATCTCATCTTCTGATAACTTTGTTTTATGTTGTTTCAAATGTTCATTTATATTTTGATTACAAGTTGGGCATACAGTATTTTCAGAAAAAAACTTATGCTCAGATCGTTTTTCTTTAATCTTACTTTCAGCAAAATAATATTTTTGGTTAAGACCATCAAATTGCTTATCAATAATATTAATATCAATTTGATCAGAAGTAATTAAATTAATTTCTTTATTAATATCATTTATAGATTCTTCTACTTGTTCAATCTCTTCTTCAAGGAATGAAACCTTATCATTTTTTTCATTGATATTTTGATTGCTTTGCTGCTTAAGATCATTAATAAATCTTTTCTGAACATCTACCTTTTCCTTAAGCAAGGAAATATCATAATTCAATTCAGTAACAACATCTTTAGATTGTTTAAGGCGTTCTTTTAGAATTGTATTCATTGTTGAAAAAATTCTAATGTCAAGAATATCTTCGATGACCTCTCGCCTTCCTGCTGCAGGCAACTGCATAAATGGAACAAATGTAGAGGAACCCAATATAACGATTTGAGTAAAGGATTTGTAATTTAACTTAAGTATATTTTGTTCTAACCATTTTTGTTGATCAGAAGATGCTGATGCTTGATCTAAGATTATATTATTTTTATAGATTTCAAATATATTAGGTTTCATTCCCCTAATAACTTTCCAATTTATTTTACCAATAGTAAACTCAATTTCAACCACACAATCTCCTTGATTGATTGTATTGATGAGTTGTGGTTTGTTAATTTTTCTAAATGGTTTATTAAATAATCCAAAGCACAGTGCATCTAAAATTGTAGATTTCCCAGCACCATTCTCTCCAATAATTAAAGTTTTGTTGTTTGAGCACAAATCAATTGTAGTGAAGTTATTTCCAGTGCTAAGGAAATTCTTCCATTTAATAGTTTTAAATTCAATCATTACTAATTCGGTGGAATAACAATATCTTCTGGGGTAATTATACAATAAGAATATCCATTGTCCTCACACAATCTAATTGCAACATCATCAGGAACTTCTACTACTGTCATCTTAGGAAAATCATCTGCTTCTAATTGCATAGAATAACGTTCTGCATCTTCATGTTCTTCAAACATATACAAGATATTTTTATTGTTGATAGAAGGAGCATACGCCCCTTCGCTTTCTTTTCCTTCAACAGATAAAATAAACATTATTCGACCTCTAAAGATTCTAGGTATATAGTTTTAATTATACTCTTTAGATTGTCTTTGTCATCATAATCAATTTGTTCTATATAATTTTCCAAGAAGGTTAATGTCCCTTCAATTTCAATGTCACCACTAGTAGTGATTTCTTCTTGTGCGTTATCTATAATTTTAAGTTCATGAATACCTGCTTTATACAAATTTTCAATAAACATATCAAAATGATAATGATTGCTTTTCTTTTCAATAATTAACTTTACTACTCTATTACTAAACTGTTGGCAGTTAACTAAAGAATAATTTTCTTTCTGATCATTATAAAAAATTTTTACAAACATTTCATATGGATTTTTGATAAACTTTAACTTTAACGTTTCAGTATCAAAAAGATGAAACCCTCTAGTATCTTTGTAATCATTCCAATACATTTGATATGGATTGCCAAGATAAAAAACATTTCCAGCATTAGATCTATGATGAAAATGACCAGAGAACACTTTCTTAAATTTAAAAAATAGATCTGAACTCATTCCATGTTCCATCATATATCCAACATGTGCTTCAAATCCACTTAACTCCAGATGACCCATACATACTTTTGCTTTAGTATTACTTATTTCTAAAAATGTTTCAGTTTCATTTTCAGTACAGATCCATGGAAGAAAACAAATATCAAGTCCTTCAACAGTTATGGTCTGAGGTTTATCAATCATCAAAACATTTTTATACTCATTAAGTAACAGATTAACTGTATTGATTGAAAGAGTATTTTTATAATATGCAGTATGATTACCAACAAGAGTTTTTACTTGAATGCCCAGTGCATCCAATTTGTCGTAATAATTTTCCTTTGCCCATTGCAAAGACCAAAAATCAATTGACTTTCTATTATCAAATGTATCGCCCAAATCTAAAACTGTTTTAATATTTTCCTTTTTTAAAGTTGGGAAAAATATATTATCATAAAATTCTTTGATATAATCATGGAAAATTTGACTTCCCTTTCTCATTCCAAAGTGTTGATCTGTGATAATTGCTACAGTCATTCAACCTCTCATTTTTTGCTCAAGTGCATCTTTAATTGAATTGTAATCTGATTCACTTCCATATTCATCACTAGTAAATACTTCACTAAATCCAGACCTCTCAATCATTTTGTTTTTGATATCAAGTTGTTTCTTTTCTTTTTGTATACGACGCAAGAACGCATAATAGATAATTTGCGTAAAATACGCAAATGGATTCTTTGATTTTTCAGGATCAAAGTTATCAATGTAGGTAATACAATTTTCTATTCCATCCCCAATCATGTCATCCTTAAACATATAGTTGACAAAATTAGGTTTGTATGATAAATGCTGAGCAATTTTTAAAAAACAATCACCCAAATAATTTGTTATTCGTGGTCGTTCCAAACCTCTTTGCTTTGCAATCAATACCTTTTCACGATATTCGACTATAGCATAAAGGAACTCTTTGTTGTTTACGTAATGTTCTTTTTTTAAACTCATGGTTTATTTTGATTTCCTTACGTGTTCATTATAGCACTAGTTGGATGGCTTGACAACCCCCGCTAAGTCGAGTAGGATAACTCTGCTAGGGATAAGAAACTATAGAGCTTTAAAATACTTAGGAAAGCAAAATCAATTTTAAGAGTCCTCTTTATGAACTTGTTTATATACTTCTTCTAAGAACTCTCTAGCTTCTTCAATAGATGAAACATATCCTTCTTCTCTAGTTAAATTAATTTGTTTATTACTGCGTTTATTTTTAAACCTTCTGGGTGGAGAAGATTCAATCAAATGTAATTTACTTAAATTAGTAAGATAGAATTTAATTACAGGACCAGTTATTTCTTTAAATGTAAGTAATGAATCTCCATCAATAATAAATTTACTTTCATTAGATATCTTCATCCAAATAGATAATTTAATACCCTGTACCACTCCTGGGATATCTATCTCTTCAAGTGATATGGGGTTTTCAATTACAATATAATCCTGTTCAAGATTTGTTTCAACTACTGTACATAATAATTCTTCTTGTGTTTTTAATTTGATTGCTGCATAAAATTCTTTCATTTTATTTTTTTAAATTTACGTTTACCATTTCATAATCAAAATTCTCTTCATTATAAATTTTAACTCTTTCAAATAAATGCTTTAAAGTATAATTTTTAAAATTATTTTTTGATATATCATCAGCAATATCATAAAGAACTGCTTGATTTTTATTATCACCTTTTCTCAAGACCCTTCCAATTGATTGAAGATTTCGCACACGTGATTTAGAAGGTGATGCAAAGATAACGTTATGGAGATTGCGAATATTGATCCCAGTAGAGAAAGTTCCATAACTAGCAACAATAATTGCATTATCTTCTTGTTCTGTGATTTTACGAACTTCTTCTCTGTCTTGCACATCAACACCACCATGAACAAAAAATATTTTGCGGTTTATGCCGACGCTACTATTTATAAGTTCGTAAAGAGGTTCACCATGTTTCTCGACATAATTAAAAAGTAACAATGTGTTTCCTTCTAGATCTCTACACAAGTTACGAATAAATTTATTTCTATATTCATGAGTAACGAGGTACTCCATCTCATCATGATAAGAATCAAATTTTTGAAATTGATGCTTGAGAACTAATATTTTAATTTTTAATTTAGAAAGATACCCTCTCTTAATTAATTCATTTGTGTTAGTTACTTTTTCATGAGTACCAAATAATCCTTCAAGTACAAGTTTATTGGTATTACTTCCATCTAATGTTCCAGTAAAACCAATTCTATATTTGGCGTTGTGCATCTTGGTTAAAATATCAACCAAAGATTTTGCTTTAAACAAATGAGCTTCATCACCAATGACAGTAGTAAAATTATTAAAATAATCTTTTTTTAATTTGTATACGGATTGCCATGTAGTAATAGTGATTGGTTTATCACTAACTTTACTATATCCAGAATATACTTTATGGCAATATGTTTCTACGTCCCAACCATACTCTTCAAAATCTTTATACATCTGCTCAACTAATGAAGTAGTTGGAACTACTATCATAATTTTTTGATTTGTTTCTACAAGAAATCTACAAATTGAATAGATGATAAATGATTTTCCAGATCCAGTTGGTGATACAATTAGCTTTCTTTTCTTTCTAAGAGATTCGTAAATTGCTTTGTACTGATAATCTCTTGCTTTTAGATTAGAAAATGTTTCAATGTATGATTTGATTCCATTAAAGGAAACAAGTTCATCCTCTGCATTTGGCATTCCATAATAATTATTATCGGCATACTCATAACTATAACCTCTTTCTACACAAAACTGTTCAATGTATTCTATTAATCCACAATATATTTCTCCAGTTGCAGGAGAAAATAATCTAATTTTACCATCCCAATATTTGCTTTTATACGCAGGCATAAATTTTGCTGCTGGTACTTCAAAAGTAAAATGATCTGTTAACTCGTATGATATATGTGGTTGTACTTTTAGTTGTAGGTAAACTTCATTTTTCTTGCGAATAATAACGTCAGTCATCAAGTCCTTTAGCATATTTCTTCCAATCAATAGCGTTCTTTATTTGGAATGATCGATTGTTAATATTATTTAGAATTTCTTTAAGAATGGATTCTATCTTTTCATAGTACTTTAACGATGCCTTTGCTTCAGTAACACTGGGGTCTGCATCGACGTATATTGATACTTCGTTTTTTAAAATGCGATCTTCTGGAGCAAGTTCATCCCTGCCCATATAATAATTGTAGATCTCCCTATATTTAATTTTATAATTTAAATCTTTTTCTTCTTTTAATAGTTGAACTCTTAAATATTTGTCTAACCATTTTGCATGTAAAATTGGAATTCTTTTTGCTTCCTCAAATAAATCATCATTCATTTCAGCATCAACACGCCACTCTTCAATAATCTTTTCATGTAAACTCATAGAGTAATTCTCCTTCCATTTTTATTTCCAATTTCATAATACGTATATGAAAACGTTGCAGTCGCTGTTGCATACACAATATCAGTTTGATCTGTACTAAATGCAATTCCAGTTAAATCTACAGGAAATGCATTTATATATTTTACTGTTGCAATTGTATTGTAGTTGCTATTTAAAATTGATAATACACAATCTAATTGTTCATAATTATTTGTAGAAGTGAACTTTTTTTCTTTTAAAGATTTTGCTAGTTCTTGCCATTGTTCTAAGTATTGTGGATAAGTTATTCCTACCATCCAATTATGAATCATAGTATAATTACTAAGATCTTCATCAATTAAAAATTTAACTGTCAAATTTTGATAGGTTAATTTATCTCCTGTTAATTGAAAATCATTAAGTGGAGTTGCTTGAATAGGACCACTCATAGAAATTCCAGGGAGAGATGATTCAGTACAGGTAAATCCTATGGATTCAAATCCTGGAAAATCTAATCTAAACCCTGTTGGAGATAAAAAATTGTTATTACAATTTTGAGACATTTCATTCTATAGAGGATTATTAACTATTTATTGACATAAAAAAACCCCCCTTGTGGGGGGTCCAAAGTATGTGAATGACTCACATGAGGTTTGCAACAGAAACTCTTCTGTAATAAACGTTGGTGCTGAGGTTAGCAGCTGCCGCTGGATTTGCATCCGAGAGGTATGAGTTGTAACCCTTAGCAAATGGGTTGAGTACCATGCCGTAACGGGTCTTAAATCCGATACGTGGTTGGAAGTCATCCTGACCAACGCTACGTACCATCTGAAGAGGTACATATGGGCAGTAGAACATACCAGCGTCATAAGGAGAAGAACCCTTATAACCTACAACATAGTACTGATTACCTGATTGACCAGAAGCAGCAGATCCACCACGAGTGATGGTTGCATATGGGTCAATATAAACTCTAAAGCGACCGTTGAGGATACCAGCAAAAGTGTTACCAGTTTCGTCAACTTGGAGGCGATTGTTGCCCTCAAGAGCTGGGGTATAATCAAGTACACCTGCCATTGCGAGTGCCGAAGCAACGTCAGCAGAGCACATGATCATGTTGCCCTTTCCTCTACGAGTTTCACGTGCGATTGCGTTAGCATCACGCTCGATTTGGAACAAGAGACCCTTGAACTTCTCAACCGACCAACGACCATTGGAATCAACGTCCAGGTCAAAAGTACCTGCAGTAGCGGTATCGTGCTGAGCACCACGCTTAGCGGACTTATAGATGGTACGAACAACTTCTCTGTTGATTTCAGCAAGAATCTCAGATGACAGAATATTTGCCAGTTCTGATTCTGCATCAAGACCATGAATAGCACGAAGGTCTTGTGCGAGTTCAATGCTGTATTCTGCTTTCAGAGCACGTGACTTAGCAGTAACCGAGATTTTCTCGATGCTGAATCCCATCTCACGGAAGTCAGGAGCAGTGCCGTCGCTATCCAGCTTCTCAGAATCCTGAGTGCTCATTGGAAGACCGTTGCCATAGTAACCTTGAACGGTTGATTCGTTAGAACCAGAGAAACCGTCGTTCAGAACAGCAGGGTTGTCTCCAGTCAGTGCATCAGCAGCACCAGAAACGTCGTTAGCACCCTGAGTGCCTGAATGGTTAGGATTAGCTTCATTGAAGAATGCTTCAGTGTTAGAGGTTGAAGGACCGTCGTAACGAGCACGCATTGCGAAAATGAGTCCAGTAGGACCGCTCATTGGTTGAACACCTGCGAGATCATATGCAACGAGATTTGGCATTGCACGACGAATCAGGTTGATCATAATTGGATCAAAACCTGCAACAGGACCAGCAGCAGCTGCAGCATTAGAGAACCCTGCGTTTCCAGTAGCACCTGGGTCAGTGTTCATAGTTGGCAGTGCTTCCGAAAGAATTTGACGCTCTTCGCGGATAACACGCTCTTGGTTTTCTAACAGGATAGAGGTGACAGCTTTCTTGTAGTTATCTTCAATCTTTGGGAGATCTCTGTGCTCAAGAACAGGTGCCCACTTTTCCTGGAGTTGTTGGGACATGCCTAACATTTGTTTTCTCCTAGTAAGTAAGTAAGTGGTTTATAATAATCATTTCCAACGGGAAATTGCCTGAACATAGGCAGCCATTGGACCCTCAATAGAGGATGCAACTTCTTCAGTTGCGATGTCTTCCTTGAGTTCAACCTTTGCTTTGGGGAAATAAGTTTCCTTAATTGTTTCCAGTTTTGCTCTAAAGGACTCTTCGGATTCAAACTCAATTCCTTCTGCAAGGGAAGCAAGCTTCTCTGCTTGGGTTTGAGCAAGACCCTTAGAAACATCGGCAATCAATGACTCTTTTACAAAAGTATTGATTTTGCCGTTGAGTGACACATTTTTTTCAATTTGCTCATTGAGCTTATCTTCCATCTCATCTAATTTATTTGTCATCTCTTCTAATACATCATATCTATCTTCAGGGATTGAAACATAATTTTCTTCAAAAAGACCTTTAACGCCTGCCATGAAGTTTTCCATAACTTCAAGTTTAATACCTTGGGTAATGGCAAGTTCGTTTTCTTTTCTCCATTCTTCGGCAACGTAAGAAAGGAACTTGTCCATCTTCTCAGCAAATTCTGCTTTGATGGTTTCAAGTTCTTCACACATTTTATTCTCATACTGCTTCGTCATTGCCTTCTCTTTATCTGCAACTTTTGCCTTAATAGCTGCTTCAAAGATAAGTTTGGTTTTTTCTTTAAACTCTTCAGAGAGTTCCTCACCAGCAATCAGCGCATTAACGTCTTCATCAACGCTAAACTCTTCAGTGGTTTCCTCTTCAGCAATAACCTCTTCGGTTTCAGAAATTTCTTCTTCTTCTTTGAGTTTGCCTTTAGAACCTTCCGCTGGTTTTGCTTTGGCGTTGTTCTTGTCCTTCACTTGTGATGTACCAGTTACGGTAATCTTTGATGAATTGTCATCAGATTTGTAATTCTGATTAGTAGGACCGCCAGTGTTTTGCTTCGCAGTATCTTGAGGAGCAGGGATAGATGCAGCCTGCATTGGGTCGGCACCCTTTGCACCATCTGTCACTTGACGCTCCTGCAAGTTTTCTTCTACGAAAGTTTCAAATTTTTGGTCAACTGATGCTGACATGTGCTATCTCCTTAAATATAAAGCTGTTATATTCTAAACTTATTTATAATTTATAATCCTTTCAGGAATTTTTCAAACGCGGCAACTTTACGCTCTTGAAGATTGTAAATGGTCGCAGCATCTAATTCATGTTTAATTGAATTAATATAACGCTCTTTTAAAACGCCATTGTTCCAAATCCACTCTTTACCTTCCATAATTCCTTCAACAAATGCATCAGGAGCAGAAGGGTCTGCTACAATGTCAGCAGCAGTTGCGAGCATAAAATCACTACGAACATAATTAGCACCTCTGCGCTCTTCTAAAGAACCAATTCCTCTAGATGAAACACCAAGTTTAACTCCTTCATTAATAAGATTTTTAGCAATCTTACCCATTGGAGTTTCTAAAAGTTTTGCTTTACCTATAAAGTTTTTACCTTCACTTTGTAAAGAAACAATTTTATGTGACACTCTATCAAGATTTACAATTGGTCCCTCGGGATGTCCAAGTTCTCCTAATGCACGACCTTTGATTACGTACTGTTCATTATATCTTTGAACTTCTTTATCAAGAACATCAAATGGATAAATCCTTCCATTCCTATTTTTGATATCTGATTGTAAGAAAATACCTTGAATATAGTGGGTCTTGTTAGATCCACTTTCTTCTATAAGTACTTCAATTTCTTCAATCTGTTCCGTTATCAGTTTCATCTGTCGTTTCTTCTGGTGTGCTCTCAAGTCCTTGGAATAAAGATGCACCGACTCTTTGACGCTCTTGAGCAAGAACCTCTGCAGCTTTATTCATAATAATTTCTTTCACAGCATCGGATGCATCACTAAGATGATCCTTCATAATTTTATCTACAATTTCGATGGTATCCATAATTACCTCAATAGTTATTTATTATTTTTATTTTCCTGCTGCTTTTGGTGGAGCGGGAGGATTTTTAAGTTGATCAAGTGAAACCTTTTTGGTTTCCATGTCAAGTTCAGCATTTTGCTTTTCTTGAGCAATTTGATTGAGCGGATCAATTACTTGACCCGTCTTAATTTCACTATTTATCTGTTCTTTCATCTCTTCAATTTCTTGCTCTGTAAATTTGAGCAATTGGCGCATAACATAATCTTGAGAGAAATACTTTCCAACATACAGATCTAATTTATCAAGTACATCCATTTTGGATTGAAGCATATCAAGTTCTGCCATTTCAGAGAATTGATTATCGTATATAAAATCATATTGTATATGCTCCTTCATCTCTTCCCAATCTTCAGGAGCAATGACTCCCTTAAGAATAAGTTGAGTTCTTAAAATATCATGAAAAAGATCTGAAAACTTTTTACGGAGACGACCTACAAATTTAGTAAATTTAATTTCGTCTCTATTAATTTCTTCTGACTTTCCAAGATCAAAAGATTTATCACTCTCTAAACGTGATGGGGGTACATTAAGTGCTTTGTAAAGTTGTGTTTGAAAATATTTAATATCAGTAAGTTCACCTAAATTCTGCCCTCCAGGCAGAGTGGTAATTTCTGTACCTCTTCCTCCTTCACGACGAGGTAACCAAAAATCTTCAAGCATACTCATATGCTTTTTATCATCACGGATTTCACCAGTTTGTGAATCATAAACAAGTTTATTTCTATAGCGTGACATTACCTCTCTAAGATATTGTTCCGCTTTTACTTTCGGTAAATTGCCTACATCAATGTAAAAGATTCTGCGCTCTGGAGCACGAGACAAACGATAGATAACGATACTATCTTCAAGCATTCTTAATTGATTAAGGAACTTGATTGCTTTATGAAGATAACTTAAATTAATATTTCTACCTTGATCCATTAAACCAGAGGTTATTGATGCAATAGCATCTGGTGCAATTTTTATGCCTTGATTAGTATTATTGATTCCTTTGTTATTGTAAACAAAAAACTCAGTAACTTTACCAAAATCATGTCTCATGAATTGGTCAGAATCTACTGGAGGTTTTACTACTTGTCTTACCTTTTTAATTTTTAAAGGGTCAATATATCTTAATTCTAATATTCCTTTTGATGGATCTTCAAGATCAATTACTTTATGATAATATATTCTTCCATCAATATACCAACGCCTAAAAATTTCGTGACCAGTTTTGTCAAAATCAAGTAATCTTTTGACGTGATTAAATTCTTCTCTAATTGAATTTTTAATTGATTCTGATACTTGTAAATTTGATAGTTCTACTTCTACTGGACTATCATCTCTATCTGAAACAATTGCTTCGTTGCTAATATCTTCGATAGCACTATCAACTTCTGGATGAAGTGCCATTTCTCTATATCTACGAATAAGAGCAACTTCGTCTCTTTTTTTCGTATCATCAAGATCTACATAATGACCAAACCATCCCCCATACGGAAGGATGGTAGAAGAAGTGTCATTATCAGAAGGAGGAACAGGGGACGCTGGTGCTTTTGCCCCCTGAATTAATTCATCCTTCTTTATTTGAAAACCAAATAACTCCGCCATTCCAAATTTGTAACCTACTAATTATTTAGCAACGTTTTGACCAGTGAGTAATCCCTTACTACCATCTCTTGCTTTTTGACTAGTTCCTGCACCAAAGCTATCAAAGTATTGATATTGGAATTCTACATCAAACTCTTCAATTGCATCATTACTATCATATGCAACTGTAATTGGTCCAACACTAGTTGGCCAAGAACCAATTAATTTATAAGTTTTGATGGTTCCTTTATCTTCACCTTGCTGTGTAGAATCTTTAGTATTCTGTGAAATTAAAATATCTTGGAAATATGCTCCACCAGGAGTTCCACCAATAGAACCATAGTTATAGGTTCCTATGTTTTCATCAACTTTGTTTCCAAGGTTGATCCATGCTTCAAACGCAGTTCTCAAATTGAAGGTTGTAGTATTGTAAAAAGTTGCAGTCCATGATTCAAAGGTTCTATCGCCAGGAATTTTCAAAAAGCGACCACGAAATGGTACTTCAATTAATCCCTGAGTTGAACCTGGAAGTGCCGCAGATCTACAGAGAAATTTAGTTTCTCCCATCAATTCCGTTGTGTTGTTACTAATAAGAGTTGGAAATGAAATCTCAACAGTATATAAATTGGGTCTTACCCCCCCAGCTAATTTTGATTTAAAATCGTTAATGTTTGCCATTTGTTTTAGTTCTCCTTAAATTTATTTAGCGATTGCTTCAGAGAATGAAATGCCAGTTCTTGTAGCAGTGAAGGTAAGAGTAATAAAGTTAATAGAACGAGCAGGTTGTATAAAGATGTCAGCAACAAACTCATTTCTGTCAATTACGGCAGAAGTATTGTTTGATCCATCGCAAACTAAGAGATAATCATAAAGACCTCTTCTTGCTTGAACATCTCTTAAGAATGGTTCAACAATTGCCTTAAATGAATTTCTTGTTGTTTCGTCGTTAATTTCAAAGAGTTGTGCTTTAGCAGCATTCTCAATTGCTCTTTCAAGAATAAGGAATAGGCGACGAACATTAATTCTATCAAAGGCACTTGGAGTTGCGAGAGCAGTTTTATCTCCAAAGAGAACTGGTCCTTGACCTGGGAATGAAGCGATAGGATTAATTCGATTTGAATAAAGTTCATCTCTATCAACTTTATTTGGATTCCAAGCTAATTTTGCTGCTCCTTTGATTCCACCTCTGGTAAATCCAGCAGGAGAAAACCAAGGTTCTGCACTAATTGCACTATCTGCTACCAGTCCAGCAACATCACTATTGCATGGAATATAGCGATAGACATCATTCCATCTATCATAAACATACTTGTAATTACAATCTAAAATAAGATATGAAGTACTAACAACATCTTTAAAGAATAATTTTAAGTTCTGTACAATATCTTGATTTCTCAGTGGTAAACCAGAAGATGCAATAATGTTTCCTTTATGTGGAGAAGCAAATGCAATACAATCTTTTCTATATGATGCAATACCAGCAATATGATTAATCTTTTGACGTGTCAAATCTGCAGTACTGCACCCAGGACCAACAATAAGATAATCAAGATCAACATTATCCAAATCTCTAAATTCATCATAAGCAGAGATAATATCAGTAATAGATACTTCCCAATCGGTAGCACCATTTGCTAATGAATATGAAATAGATCCTTTTGGAGTAAATGTTGCGGTCCTAGAAGCATTTTCAAATAAGGTATCTCCAACGTAAATATACTCACTGGAATCTGAAACTATCTTTTTGTAATAATTGATTCCACCTTCTGGTCCTTTAGCATTGTTTGCTTTAGATGCATAAGTATAAACTTCAAGAACAGTATCTTTTGATCCACTTATTCCACCATCTTCATCTACTACAGCAACGTGTATCGCATCTAACCCCAAAGAACTACCATAGAATGCAGCAGCATCTTCAGTCGCTACTGGTCTTGCAGCAAGAGAATTCCATTTAATGGTAGAACCAGTATATAAAGTTTTTGCTTCATACCAAGCAGAACCATCATCTACTGATGCAATGGTAAGATTGGATTGAGTACCAATGTTAACAACGTCAGTTGTAGCAAATAATTGGTTTGATTCTGGATTTGGTACATACTCATTGTTAGTATTTACAATAATAATGTGAACCGAAGTATAATTTGTCTCGCTTACTTTTACTGTGGAAACATCAATAACTTTTCCTTTTTTAGTACCACTGGTTACGATATCTCCAACTAAAATGTTTGCATTTTCAGTTGACAATGTTAAACTTTGTTTTGGACCATTATCTATAACACAAACTCTTAAGTTATTGCCCCAAGCACCCTTTGTTCTACCTGCAAACAACCATCCAGAACTGTTGCCTAAGAACTGCGCTTCATAAACATCTGAGTTGTTGATTTTTACGGCTTCTGCTGCAATAGCAGCAGTTGCAGTGGCGGTTACACCTGGATCTGGGAAAGTAACTGTTAAGTTAGTAAAGTCACTAAAATTACCAAAGTTGGTAACCGTAACGTTAGTTACTGATCCATTACTAACTGTTGCAGTTCCTTGAAACGGAGTGGTTACTGTTCCACTACTACTAACTGTTATTGGATAACTTTGATTTACATCATAGTTTGTACCACCACTGGTTACGGTAACTACAACGCCATTTGGTTGTGCAACTACAAGAGTTGGAGCGGTTGTATATCCAGTACCACCACTTAATACGATTGATTGTATTTGACCATTTGCTACGGTTGCAGTAGCAGTTCCTCCAGTACCACCACCACCACTTACAGTGATCTGTGGTGCTGTCTGATAACCAGATCCTGCATTAGTGATATTAGCATTTCCAGTCAAATTGCCTCCAGAGAGGTTTCCCCCACCTGCCTCAGCTGTAGCTCTAGTTCCTCTTGCAACAGTTCCCAATGCTGTAACACCAACTGGAGAGATAGTAACTGATGGAGCAGAAGTGTATCCAGATCCAAGTTGTTCTACGACGATAGAAGATACTCTTCCTTGTGCGTTAATTATTGCTCTTGCAGTTGCTTGAGTAGCACCTGGAGTAGTTGGAGCACCAACAGTTACAGTTGGAGCACTGACATACTTTCCATTTGTTGAAGCATTGTTAACTGTAATTGCAGAAACGTAGTTACCTAATCTAGCAACTGAGTTAAATTGATTTGGGGTATCAATTCTTACGACTGAAAGTGTACCACCATACGAAAGAAAATTAGTAGCACTTAACCAATATTCTGCGTTTTCTTCTCTTGGTTCACCAAAGACATTAATAAGCTCACTTTCTGTTGAAATTAAAACTGGGTTTCCAATTTCTCCTTTCTTAAAAGTTGCGGCAAAACCTGCAATATTATTAAGAGTAGCGTCAGCTCTACCGTTTGTAAGATCCTTTTCTTTAACAAGAATCCCTGGGGAGCGTAAAGTTGCCATCTGTATCTCCTAGCTATAAGTAAGTCATATTTTCTAAATCTATTTATAAATTATTCTTCTCTAGCGATACTCCCACATGTAATTTACATCTCCATATTCACTAGTTTCTTTCCATCCTTTTTCATCAGCAACAATCCAAATATTTCCCTGACTATCTATTTCATCATAAGATCCAAGACCATCATCAATGAAACCAAATGGTGCCATATCTTGATCAATTTGATTCTTTTGTTCTTCATAAATTCTTTTACGAACATCATTATCAGTCATCTCTTTGAAGTATTCTTGCGCTACCAACCACGCAAAAATAACCAAACACATTGCTAAGTCATCGTTACAACCTTCTTCTGCCTCAAAAGATTGTTTCTTTTGAATAAACGTTGTAAGTTCAGAAATAATTTCATAATCATTTACCAATAATTTATCACCTTCAACTAATTGTTTTAGGTTAGAACATCCAATCTTTTTAACAGTAGTGCTCATTTTTACACCAAGCTGTGTCTTAGCACCTGAAAATCCTTGACCAACCAATTGACCAGCACGACCTCTCATGGAACACATCAAAAGATTATCGTATTCCAAATCATATTGTAAAATTGAAGCTACCTGATCGCCAATATCGTTGACTTCGCACAACACAAAGGCATGATTATAATTGATTGCAACTTGATGAATGATGCTAGGAAATAGCATTGGTTTGATTGAATTGTTTCTATACTTACCAACTACTCTATATGGAACGGTAGTTATATCATATAAGATAAATGCTGAATAATCATTGTTGACTCCACGAGACACGTCAACTGTCATTAAGTACTCATGATCTTCTTTTGATTCTTCATATATTGATAATCCCCCACTTTGATGCATTGGTTCATCATATGTCATTGTCCTCAACTTTGAGGCAGCAATAAGAGTATCAACTGATCCTAAAAATTCACATTCAAATTCTTGAGTAAACTGTCGTGCAGAAGTATTTGCAATTGTCTGTTCTTTCCATTTATCATCTCTTCCTGGTACTTCTCTCCAATGTACTTCAGTTGTAACATATTCATTCCTATTCAACTCTGCATCATGCCAGAGTTTATAGAACATGTTCATTCCATTTGGAGTTGAAATGATAATAACTTTTGTTGATTTACCAGATGAAATAGTAGGATATACAGACGAGAAAAACTGTTCAGCAATATGTGTTGGAATAAACGCAAATTCGTCTAGGAAAATTATATTAAATGACATTCCTCGCACAGCAGATGCTGATGTAGAGGCAGCAAGAATCTTAGAACCATTCTCAAGTTCCATAGATCCTTTGTTATAAACAATAATACCTTGCTGCATCCATACAGGTAAGTTTTCATATGCCAACTGCAATCTCTGCAAAAGTTCTCTAGCAGTAGATAATTTGTTAGCAAGAATACCAATGTTTACATTATCATTGAAGATTGCATAATGAAGAAGATAAGCTACTACAGTAGTAGATTTACCTGTCTGTCTAGGTAACTTTGCAATATTGAATCTATTTTCATGAAATGTACGAATCATTTTTTCTTGAAAGTCGTACAAATTAAAAGGCACTAAACCTTCATCAAGAGAAACAATTTTAATATAATTTCTTGCAAAATATACTGGATCTTGTTTACATTTCAAATACTCTTCAATTTGATCTTGAGTGAAGTTGATTGCAACGTTCGCTTTTTTTAAATTTGGATTACCAAGATAAATCTCATTATGACTAAGAGACATTCAACGCTCCCATTTTTCAGCAGGACACGCAAGTGGCATCAAAACTTTTAATGGCATAAAACATCCACACAATTTGCATTGTTGTGTGGATGATCTAAAATGCTCACATTCGCGGCACAATTCTAATTTCTGTTCAGGTGTCAATGGTTCCATTAATTAGCAATTCCAAGCTCTCAATGATTTATTTATTCTTGAATCTGGGTCTCGTGCAGTTTTCTTAGAAGTTAATTTCTTCTTCATGCCCTTCATTCTTGCACAAAATGACGACCTACGGGGATTTCCAACCTTTTTTGAAGGTGCCTTAAGGTCGCTTCCAGGATTCTCACGTTCGTAAGATTTTCTTCCCTTCTCATTGAGTCCACCTTTTTTATTTTGACCCTCCTTACGAGTCCATGCTGATTCTTCTAATTGCTCAGAAAACTCTTTAAATGTTTTCATGTTAGGTTTTAGATTAAGTTATTAGTTTGAATACGCAACTTTAACTGCTTTAAATCCTGCACCACCTTCAAGTGTATCCGTTGGATCCTTCTCAACAAAAGCAATTTCATTTGCTGCCATTGTAAAACTACCAACTGTAACACCATCAATATCTTTACGAGTTACTAATGCTGCAGTGCTAGTATTGATAACTCTAACAACAGTTGCTAAACTAACGTTAGTTGCTGATGTTAAAGTGGTTTCTGTAGCTAATACTTTAAGTGCCATAGTACTTCTTTTTATTGATTATTTATTATCTATCAAACCTTGCTTAATTAATTTTGAGAGTTCTGCTGTTGAACCAACAAATAATGCATTGTTATTAGTTACATTTTGTTTTGATTTTGGTCCCTCTTCAAGATCTTGCATTTTCTTTTGAAGGTCAATTAATTTATCTGTAGCGTCTGAGACGCTTTTAATTAATTGACCAGCAACCTCATATGCTCTGGGGTGATCAGAGGCACCAGCAACTTCTAAGATGCCATCCAAAGCCTCTTGACCTTTATCTATAATATTATATAATTGCGCTCTAGAATATTCATAATCTTTTTTAATATCTTTTTCAATATCAATATCAATATTTTTTTGTTTTTTCTTTTCGGGTGTTACTGAAATTAATTCAGTAGCAACATCTAGAGCTTGCTCAATACCATCAAATTGTTCTTTCATGTTTATGAGTAGTACGCAACCGTTTCATTAAACCCAAAATCATCATCTGCAGTTAACAAGGAATCATCAATGGCATTGATTACCCCATCATTATTAATATCAGTAAGTGCTTTTGGAGTTACTTCATATTGACGATGCCTGCTTGGAATAGTGCGATCAGTATTTGCATACTCTTTTACTATTGCTTTTTTGATTTCGCCAACATCAGTGCTAGGACCATAGATATAAGTTTTAATAGAGAATCTTAGTGTATATGTAATAATTCTTCTATCTTCAAAATCTCCTTCATACTTATCACTAAAATCAATAGTTGTTAAAACAATTGGAACATCTTTTACAATTAATGCATCTTCAACAAGTTTAATACTTATGTTGAATGATGGTTGAAAAAATGGTACAATTTGCTCTATGATTTGAAGAGCATCGTCTTGAGTCCTACTTAAGATGTTTAATTCAAATTCCAAATTATATGGAACTGGTACATAAGTTTTTTTTACACCTTCGTTATCTGCATTTGAAAGACAGTATTGAACAGGACTTTGCTTTCTAGAAGGATCATAAGACATTCCCACCATTTCAAATGATAACCTTGGCAGGGTTATGGCATTTGATCTACCCAATTCTGGTTGTTCCGTCAAACGTGCAAGGAACTTCTCTCTAGGACCATATGCCAGAGGAACCTTCATTCTCTGATAAGTAGATCCATCTTCATTAACTTTTCTAATTTCTATATTATTAAAAAGTGTGCCGAAACCAACGACACACTTTCTTATAATTTGGTTATAACTGTAATTACCTAACATGATTATACATTCCTATTTCCGTATTCTCCAAATGGATTTGTTTCAGTGAAATCTAAAATATTATCACCTGTATTTTCAACTTTGATGTTGTCAGCGTAGGTATCCTTAATATCTAGTTCATCAAAACCAGTAATATTTATAGTAAATCCACTTTGTAATCCTGTAAGAGTTTCATTCTTAACAAATTCACCGTCAAAGGATCTTAATTCCACATAAGGTGGATTGTTATTAAAGTTGATTTTATTTATTCTTGCTTTAGATCCTGATGTAGATCCAACAACTTCTTCCCCAATTTCTGGGGAACCATTTAATTGATTATAGTAATACTTAATGATAAAACCTTCATCAACTTGAGTATCAAATATTCCTTCATTTGGAACTTCATCTCTATATTCATAAAGTTCACATTTTAATTTATACGTATATAATTTACCAAATTGGTAAAATGGATCTTCATGCTCAACAAATTTAATTTCAAAAAAATTATCTGTCAAAGGAAAATGAATAATATCTCCTTCTTGTGGTCTATCTCCAACAAGCACTCCTTCAATATTTGCCATTGACATAGTAACAAAATCTTCAAATCTCTGTCTTGAAATTACCAGAGTAATTTCATCCGTTGATCTAATACCAAATTTTGTCAGAAGGTCACCCTGTCCTTGAAATCCATCAAAATTTTCCATGTATGCTTCTATCAAATATGCATCTGAAAATTGAGATGCGATAACTTCATTTAAGATATCATCTTTGTTTATAATTTGTCTTGGAATATAATGTATATCTAAACCAAACATTTTAATGTATTCATCAACCAAAGATTGATTAAGAAACTGTTCGTTTCTAGTACCGTGAGTAAAGTAAGTAGATCTAGGCATAATTACCCTATCATATCTAATGCTGGAAGTTCATAAGAAGAACGCATTTCAATTTCTATTTTTTCTACCTCAGCAATAGCATCATCATATAATTGTCTTCCATTCATAGTAATGCCACCAGGAAGTTGTGCTCCTTGGAACTTAATTAAATTCTGACCCCATTGCCTTTTAATTAATGATGTCAAATAACGCTTTAAAAATGGATCATTATAAATCTGAGAGTTTGTTGTTGGATCTAAAACTCTATAGCAATCTATAATTACATATTCTCCTTCATCAATTTGCTTAGAATCTGTATCAATATAAAGGCGATCTCTTCTTCTATTATATCTGTAAGGAATAAAAGATCCATTATTTAAAACCATATCTAATGTTTCAAGATAAGATTTAGTCATATAATAACTTAGAATATCAACTGATCCAAATTGATATAAATCATTTAAAAATAGTTGATACTCAAGACCAAAAAGATTACTCCTAATGTTACTTCCTTTAACACCAAAAATATTATTAATGCCAATTACATGATCAGGAACAACAATATAATTATTTCTTTCTTCCCATGTAGTTGTTCCTACCGTAGTTGTAGTGTTACTACTAGTAAATCTAGTTACATCAGCAGCAGTGAATTGATGCTTTAAAAACATTCTTTCAATGCCATCAAAATGGCGCTCATGAAAATATTGAATAGCATCATCAATCAGATCTTCAATCTGATCATCATCTACGTTAATTTCCAGAACTGGTTTACCTAACCTACGTAAACAATATTCTTTTAGTTGTGCTCTTGTTGATGGTTGCGCCATTTATACGCATAAAAAAGTCCTCTGCTTTATTTAGCAGAGGACTCATTTTTATTCTGCAGTTGCTACGCCTTCTGTTTCTGGCGTTGCCTCTGTTGTTTGAGTCATATTGAGTGCTTCAACTGCTCCTTGCAATCTAAAATATTGCTCTTTTTTTGAATTAATTTGAGAATCAAGATCACGAATTTCTTCAACGATCTTCTTCAGTTGCTCTTGAAAATCAGCAATCATTTGTTCAGTAGTCATAGTAGATAATTAAAAAATTACGACGCTACTATTTATGGGATTATATTTGATACTTCTTCTCTAATTGGGTTCGGTTGATTTGACCATTCTCTTACTCTATCAATAAATTCATACATATCATTTATTTTATCTTGATCACCAGAATTTAAAATATTATTTTGTTTCCATAATGGATAAAATTTTGTAATTTGATCAAATGCAAATTGATTTATTTCATCTTGAGTATATTCATATGAAAAATTTTTTCTATAATTTTCCTCAGGTTCTTCTACATTTTCAATATTGCCTGATTGTATTGCTGCATGTTTGACAGAGAAAGAAGATACTAATTCAAAAGTATCTTTACCTCCCATCATATCAAATTGAGATACTGTACCGTTAAATTCTACTACTTGGGTATCTAAATTAATTACTTTCATTTCATTACCTCAAACTCTTCTATCTACGACACCATGATGATAAATTGCTAATTCATTTACATGAATTCTAACTGGTCCTAAATTTATAATTCTAATATATGCTACACCAATTCCCATACCAAAATCTGCACCTTTTGATAATTCTAGATAATCATCATAGTTTGTGATTCCCCATGATTGACCCCTTATAGCATAATTTTGAAATCTTTGCTCATTATTCCAAACCCTAGGTTCAGAATAGTTTGGAGTTGGTGAACCAGTAGTTTGAAACTGGTGATAGGCACCAAAATAATTTTGCAAGATTGCAATTCTTGTTGTCGGTGGGTTTGAATATGGGTGCGGGGCATCGCCAACATGAATATTTGCGTAAAACGAAATCATATTTGCATTATTTTGAAAACTAGTTTCATATAGATCACCTTGATTTCCATTAGGCATATTGTCAGTTTCTCCAGAAGCTACTCTTGAGAACCAAGCTTGCTGTCCAGCACGAGTTAATGTAAAATCTGCATAAGAAGTTCCACTACCACCTGCAGTTCCTGGACTATAATCACCAGAAGTGGTAAATCTCCAAGATCTACCTGGATCAGTAGAAAATCTTGGTTCTAAAGTAGTATATCCAGATGCTGGAGCAGATAATTGTAAAAAACAATCTTCGACAGCAAATCCAAGTTGTTGTTTTCCTGTATAAGATCTAAGAGCCATGTTTATTTAACTTCCTGTAATAACATTTTGTATTTTTTTCCATTCCTATTATTTATCATGTAGATAGTATCTTCTCCTTCTTGAAGTGTCCAATCACCCCAAGTACCATCTACATTATTTTTTGATCCCTCATTTGACATGTGAAGGTCTGCAGTAAATATATTTCTCACCCTAAATGATGCAGATCCAATATCATATGCAGCATTTGCTTGAGGAATCATATGTCCTGAAGAATCCATTACCCATCTTTCTGTTGCTCTAGAGTTATTTGAATTGCCAGTTGCTCCAGTGTAAAATCTAATTACAGTGCCTTCAGTTAAATTCCATCCACCACCACCAATATAAACATTATTTACTCCACCAGATCCCCATAATCCAAAACCAACCCAAGGAAGTGTAGATGGATTCTCTGCCATTGCTGTAATTGCTGCACCTCTAGAAGCAGTACTAGCAGAAGTTGTGTTAGTAATCATGAGAGCATTATAACTTCCTTGTGAAATAGAACTATTTAAATTTAAAGTTGCGGCGCATTGGTAGTAATTAACTCCAGGATCTACGCCAATACCCACAGTACCATCACGACCACCACTTCCATTACCCCCACATATTACCATTTTACGAGATTCTGCATTTCCACTTCTGGTGTAAAATCCAAAATGAGGAGATCCAGAATTAGTATATTCTAATCTTATTGAACCAAGAGAAACTAATCCATCTGCTTGCTGCTTAAAAGTTATACCTCCATAATTTCCATCACTGATTCCATGATTTGATCTAACCTCAATATCGTATCTGGTTATATTTTGAGTTCTTCCAATAATAACTGGTGCATCAGCAGAATCAATATTTGTTAAAGTTTTTGATCCAGGACCTAAAACCGTTGTTCCAAAATAGGGATTTAGATATGTTAATCCTTGAGCAGTAAAATCTATTCCAGGAACACCAGAAATATCATTAACTGAAAAAATAGATCCAGATGATAAATTATTATTAATTGAAAATAATTGTCCAGCAGATCCTTCAAAAGATAAGGTATTATCATCAAGAACTCTTAATCTTATTGGATTATTATTAAATCCTTTAAAATTAATTTCTGGTAAATTTGCCGTATCTTTGGCTGGTGTTATAAGAATGTCCTTATCGGAATTCGCCATTTTACTATATGCCCTTTACTGAATATTTATGTTTTAAAATGCTATTTACCAAACCTTACTTTTAAATTATTATAATTTTGATTAATTTCACCAGCAGATAATTGTTTATGATAAGCCATAATTACTGCTATCGATCCATTATAAACACTGCCACCCGATCCGTTAGTTCCTGCACCATATCCAGATGAATTGCAAGGACCCCATCTTGATCCTAAACTATATAACGGACCATTGACATCACCAACTAAAGTCACATTTTTATCTAGCACGTTATCAATATAAATTTTCATATTAGTTCCAGATTTTGCCCACACAATATTATGCCATTGATTATCATTTATAGATCCGTTACTATCTAAGATTTGCCATGGGGCAGTATAGTACCAATATCTTGCTTTTCCTGCTCCAATACCATATGATAAATTAACTGGACCTCCATTACAATGAGACCAAACACCTAAATCTCCACCACTTTGTGTTTTAATCCAAATTGATACTGTTATATTTGATCCAGGATAAAATGGATCATAATTAGATGGATATTGATATGCACCTGTTGTTACGTGTGGTGCAGTTGCAGCAATTCCATGCAAAATTCCAAAATCATTAGAACCATCAAATACAAAAGAACCTCCAGAATCTTCAGAAAAAGTTGGTGCTGCTGAAGCTACTTCTCCATAAGATCCAAAACCATTTGCTTTCAATGAGAATTTTTTATTTTCAGAACTTCCACTTAAATCATTCCAAAATACTTCATTGTTAGTAGAATTATACGAGATAGATCTTCCAGTATCAAAATATAACTTTAATTGATCTATAACTAATCCACTAATGTTTATAACATTTAATTTATATTGTGTTTTATTATCTGGTCCTGCTGAACATCCCATTAGTATCCAAACCTTCCTTTGAGTGCTGTAAAGTTATTTGATATTTCTGTTTCAGTAAGAGCTCTTGAATGTGCGGTAAAAATAGCGAGTTTTCCAGTATATATTCCACAACAAGGACTTCTTACTATTCCTGGTGTAGCATTTGAAAATGTTGTTTGTGATGCTGGAATAGAAGCAGAATTTTGAAAAACTCCATTTAGATAAAGTAAAACTGAAGCAGTTGATCTTCTATAAACAGCAACAACGTTATACCATAAACTAGAAGAAAGAGGAGACAAAAAGGGTATTCCTCCTTCTGTATAAGTTGGACCAATCAAAAAATATATTCCATTCAATCCGACGCCAAATCTATATCCATCAGCACTCCCAGCATTTGAAAATAATCCAACTTGACCGCTAGCACTATTTGGATTTTTTATCCAACAAGATAAAGTAAAGTTGCCAGTTTGTGGGATCATATTTGAAGCAAATGTAAATCCTAATGTAGATCCCCACGATGCAGGACCAGTTGCTGAGGCAAAATTAAAACATTGTGCAACATCGGTAACAAATGGAACTGCTCCAAACATAGTTGCATTATATCTCAATCCACTTAAATCATTCCACGTAGTTCCAGTTCCTGGATAACTGTTATAATTTCCAGCATCTAAATATAAAACTAAATTTTGAGTTAATACAGATGGTGAATGGAATAAACCCATAATACTTTACTTTAAAAAATATAATCTTTTGTTATTGGATTTTCCAAAAAAATCATTCTATCAAATAATGCTTCAGGATATGGATATGTTCCTCCATCATTTGGTAAAGCATAATTATACAAAATCATTGCTCTAATATACTTAGTTCCGTATCTAAATGGAGTACTACTATTTCTATTTTCCCCAGTAAATGTTGTGCTTAAAGTTGTCCATGGAGAAGTTGGATACGAATTATATCCAAAAGCATAACTGTAAGTTCCTCCAGCAACTCCCCTTGCTACAGGAGTTCCAACTGGAAAAGAGTATCCATAATTAGGAAAGGTAGTAGCGTCTTCTTGATATTGTCTATTTCCCCCCACATAAACACTATAATTTGGTCTCGCTAATTTCAATCTCCATTCACTTCCACTTATTTGAGTAATTTCACTAAAAATTAATTCTCCATTTCCACCTTCATCATAAAATCCTATTCTTGTATATTTCCATGGAGCACTATATTTTGGATGACTTGGTGGATATAATATTACGTTTTTAAAATATGTTGCTTGTTCCGCACTACCCCATCCACTATTAGAAGCAATATACACATATTGATCTCCCACATTTAATTGCCTAGTTAATGTAGTATTTCCAACATCTCCACAATTTCTTAAGTCAATAAAATTTAAATTTTCATCCCATGTTGTAAAACCAATATATGATTGCATCAATCTTCCAACAGAACTTGGATTTAAAGTTCTTGTTCTATATGAAAGAGTATATCTTTTTGTAGTATCTACTGGTATCCATTCATTATTCCAACCAGCAGATTGCCAAGTAGAATAGCATCTTAATGAATATTTACTACCAACAATATCATCATTAGAATCTAAAGAATAAATATCACTTGCTCCTTCAGACCATCCAGATTTACTTCCCAATTCAAAATTATAATTAGAAAAGGATCCAATATTAGTTTTTCCGTAAGCAGTAGACATTACAGTACCTTATTATAAAATTCTATGTGGTCGTAAAATTCTTTAATGTTATTTTCTAATAATTGATCATATATTGACCAATTTGGAGATGAAAGAAATCCAACTAGTTCTTCTTTTTCATACTCTTTACTTTTATTTTCTAGATTGTTAATACATTCTGGCATATCACCTTCGTAAGATACTACATATCTAATATTTAAAAAATCATGTATACACTCTTGTTTTGAATTTTGATCCAAATTTGTAAAATTTAATTCTACAGTTGGATCATTGATGATTACATATTTTTTCATGTTACTGTTCCTCAGATACTAATTCAACTTCAACTTCTAACTTTTCAATATCCTTACGTGTGGCTTGTACGAAATAGAACGCTTGCCCACCACCTATGTATATCTTATTATTTTCAATTTTTTCAACCCATGAATTGTGATTACCAATAGAAGTAAGTTGAACAGTAATTGTATCTTCATCTACAAGAGCAATCCAGTAATCTGGAAGTTCAATTACATCAGTTGCTTTGCCACGAACATAAACTCCATGCTCTGGTCCTTCTAACGAACCATAAACAAGATCATAGTTTTCTTTAGTTGGGTGTGGAATGCGGAATGACTTAGAAGTAGCAGCAAATGAACCATTAACTTGTAACTTATAAGTGGTATTAGTATTAGTTCCAATACCTATTTGTAAGTTATTATTGATATATAATGCTTGAGTTGCAGCAGTAAAGGAATTTGAACTACCTCTTCCAATTGTAAAGTAATCACTAAAGGAACTCCAAATTGTATACCAAGATGAATATGATGTATTTCCTTGAACTAATCCAGTATGACTTGCACCAGTTGAGTTTAAGTTGCTTCCCTGCCACATGGTAGCAGCACCATTTGCTCCATGATATGTCATACCAATTTCATTAATTGTGGTAGTATTACCAGCATAAATCATTTGGATTCTAGATCCATCATGACCTCTATTAATTGTTAATGGAGCACCATTTGGTTGAGTAGTCGTTACAAATAATCCACCACCAATTGAATTATTTCTAAAATAACCTTGAGTTGCTGAACTATCCGTATTGAAATATATTGGACTATTATCATTCTGAGCAAATACAGCACCACCTGGACTAGAAGTAATATTTAATCTATTACCTATTCCAGTAGATTCGCTAATTCCAAGATCTGATTTGATACGTAAAGGACCCGTTAAAGTACCACCAGACAGTGCAAGGTTACCACTTGCAGTACCAGTTAAGTTTGCAGTAATATTATTTGCAGCAAAATTACCAGAAGAATCACGTTGAACTGCTTTGCTATTCGCATTAGTATCATAAATTGCACCAGTAAATCCAGAACTGAATGTAATGTTTCCAGCGTGCCATACGTTGTTGCCATTGACTTGAAGTGCAGTGGCAGTACAATTTAATGTACCAGTTCCAAGTGTAGATGAACCACCAGAAGCAATTAATCTTACGTCAAAATCGACATTATTGCCAGAGGTATTAAAATCAATATATGCAGATGTACTTTCAACAATATTACCAAGTTCTAAGAATGCATTTCCACCTCCATCAGATCCAAGACGTGCCTTACGTCTTGCATAAGTTTCTACTGATGTAATTCCAAAATCAGTAACTGGATAGTATTCTGCTGGGGCAGTTGCAGTACCAATCTTTTTAATTGTTGTATTTAAGTTACCAGAAATTAATTCAACGGTAAGAATTGTCCATGGATTTTCAACCTTTCTTTCATATTCAAATATTGCAGTTCCACCAGTTGCAGTTACTTGACCTGAAATATGAGTTGGGGGTACTGTACCTCCAGTATAACTACCAGTATTTGCATTAGCAACTCTGTAAATATTATGACCATAAAGAATTCTATCATTTCTATTCAAGTTAGTTAAACCAGAAACCCACTCAGTATTTTTTTCAACATACTGTTCGCCAGTTAAGTAATTTGCAGGATCTAAATTAATTTTCCTTGCGAGTACTCTAACTGTACCTTCGTTGACATTATTTGCGGTATACAGATTTAACTGTATACCTGCTGTTCCTGCTTGAGTATCTAATGAATTTATTAATTCTTGAGTTAAGTTATAACCTTCAATGTACACATCATAATGACCACCATTATTTGTTTGGAACGCTGGACTTGGAACTACAATTCTAAGTTCCTTATTGATTGAATGTTCGTCTAATTGTAATGGGAGTTTAGTATTAGATATTGTATTTTCATTGATGTTCAGCGCATTTAAATACCAACGCTTATTCTTGTATTGCAGAAGATCTGCATCTAATCCAGAACCAATACCATCATTTCCATCATGCCATAATTTTCTCCAAGATGACCAAGTGTTACCTGGAGCAGATCCACTTCCCAAGAATGCAAGAGTTGCAGTTATAACTGCAGGCGTAGTTATTTGCCTTGTATTTTGAGTACCAAACTGTTCAAATGGTAAGAAAGCTTGGAAAGTTCCAGTAGCAGTTCCAGTTCTATTGTATCCCCATCCACCATCTTTGAGGGTTACTGTTGTAATAGTACCACCAGAAACTATAATGTCTGCGGTTAATCCAGAACCTTCTCCACCACCAAGAAGAACGTTTGTATACGTGCCATTTTTATAACCAGCACCACCAGAAGTAATAGTAAGAGATGATACGTGGTTTGGTCCATTACTTCTAACCCAAATATTTGTATTATCAGTTTGACCTATTTGAGCAAGTGCTCCACTAGAAAAATCAGTAGAAGAACCTGATCTTCTGAAAGTCATAACACCATGATATAAACCACCATCTGCTAAGAATTGATTTGTATCATAACCTTGAGTATTGCTCTTCCAATTAAAGATTACACCTTCTCCAAAGTTTGAAGGTGCAAAGATAGAAGTCCTAGTATCTACAGATTTTAATATTGTTGATGTTGCAGCATTTTGCTCAATTGAAATATTGTATGTACCAGATAATCTATCTTTTGGCAATACGCCAGAAGATATATTTGCAGCGTTTGTAAAGAAGGAAGAATCCCTTGTATCAAGAGTATCTGCATCTAATCCAGAACCTTGACCAGTTTTTAAAGTTGCTCCTCCATTTGCACTGAAATCAAATTGACTCTTAAGAAATCTAACTACACCAAGATTACCAAATGGTTCTGCTGCAACAGTTATGCCATCAACTCTATTAATATCAATAACACCATCATTAAATATTTTTGGTGTTGTTGCAAGAATTGCTCTTAATGATGCCGCAGAAGAACCATTTGGAGTGCCAATAATAGATGGAATAGGATTAATTGCAAAATCACCAGTAAATCCAACTCCACCATCGGTGATACCAATTGTTCTAACTACACCATTAGCGATTATGCAAGTTGCTGTAGCATCAACTCCACCACCACCTTCAAATGTAACTATTGGAGTAAAACCAAGTCCAGAACCACCATCAAGTATTCTAATAGAAGTTACAACACCATTAGAAACAATTGCTATCGCCTTAATGCTATTAATTGGTTGTGGAATTGCTTGATTGTCTTTAAAAATAATAGTTGGAGCGGTTGTATAACCAGTACCACCATTAGTTACAGTTACAGATCTTACTGTTCCATCGCTGATGAAAATAGTTCCTTTAAGACCTTCAGATCCAGTATTCCCACCAAGTAGTAAAGTATCAGTATAAGTTCCTACTGTGTAACCTGTACCACCATTTAATATTTGAATCTGTTTAATATATGAACTTGTTGTATTGTTGGAACCAATTACAATTGGGGAACCATCAGAAATACGAAGAGATGATACTGTAGGAGCAAATCTAGAATCTCCTCTAAGATAAGTTAATGAGTTAGAAGGATAATTTGCACTAATTGTTGCTAACCTTGCTGGGTTAATAACACCACTTGTAATAAATGAGGCATCAATCGTTGATGATGTTAACTGAACCCAGTTGTTGGCATTAGAACCTGATGTATTAATTGCATCAGTCAATGATATTGTAATAGGAGTTGCAGAAAAATCATTAATAGTATCTACAACTGCTGTTTTAATATTATTGAGAATATTAATTCCCAATCTTGATCTAACAACACTGGTTAATACTGCTCCATTACCAGTAGCACTACTAATTGTTATTGTTCCTGCAGCAGTTGATGGTGCAGTATAATATTTACTACCTCTTGTAATTAAAGTTACTCCAGTAATTTGACCAGAAGTTACAGTAAGAGTAGCTGTTGCAGCGACTCCGCCAGGAGGAGCACTAAATGTAACAGTATCATTTGAAGTGTATCCAGAACCACCATTATTAATAATAACTTGCCTTACTTGTCCGATAGTAAATGATGTAACTTGACCTTGACCACCACCAGGAGAAGCTAAAGTTATATTTCCAGTACTAAATGTATGAGATGGATTTGGTACAAACTGAAGTACTTGACTTTGCAAATCATTATTAAGAATATATGAAATTGTAGTATCTTGTTGAATTGCAATGTCTCCAGCAAGAGGTCCTTCTAATGCAAGACGTGCTGCTGTATCTGCAACAGTAAAAATATTAAATGGTCTTAGTGCTGGAAGTTGATCAATATTAATACGACCAGATCCATCTAACTGAACAAGAGCATTTGGTGTTGGAACAGTTGAGTATGTTCTACCAATATAGATGCCCAACTGGTTTGAGATGTAATCCTTAACTGCTTTTTGAGTTGGAAGTAATTCATCTTTTGATCCTGGTCCACCAAGCTCAATAGCACCCAATGTATTATCTGCAGAAAATCCAGTAATAACTACATTATTCCCTTTAATCTTTAAGAATTCAACTTCAGAAATTGTAACTGTACCACCGAAGGTAATATTACCAGTTCTGTTTTCTACCTTAGCAAAATATCCAATCTTAAAGTCACCTAGTTCATCAGTACCTGAGGCATACACGCGACCATTGTTCTGTGATACTTGTTCAAAATCTCCAGTGTTATCAGAACCTCTCTTACCCCCATTTTGTGGAAGAGCATTATAATTATTACCAGATCCAGAAAATTCCCAAGTATGAGAAGAAGAGTTACAAATTGAAGGTCTTAGTAAGTCAATTGGATGATTTATTAATTTAGCTTTGCTGGTTGATGAGATAGTAAACCAACCAGGGTTCCTAGTCGTCGTTACTCCACCTCCAGTAGGAATTGGACTTGATATTGAAGGATTATCTAAAATTGCTTTAAGTAATGTATTTAATGTTTCAATAGCATTTTGCACATTAGTACAATCTGCAGTACTATACGGACCAGATGAAGAAGTTACATCGTGAATAACTGTGTTATCTACATATGGAATTTCATCTGTCCAAGATGCTACATGATATCCATTAGTTGTTTGTTGTGAGGTTGGAATTGTGCCTTTTCTCAATAATAAGTTATTGATTGCTTTTTTTGCAAGTGTTCTTGCCTGATCAAGAACTTCCTTAGTTGCTGCTACATATCCAGAAATATGTTGAATTGCATTACTACTAATATAAAGTTTACCAGCATCCCAAGTTGCATCATTAGCATCATTCTTAATATCCTTTGCCCATGCCTTTACAATTTCTTCTACATCACGAATGCACTTATTTCTATTTTGATCATAAGCGTTTGTAGAAGTTACTGCTGCTAAGAAATATGCTTCTTCTGCAATATAACGAGCATTCTTTTCAAGGAGAACTGCAGCATCGGTAAATCTGTTGTAGTTGCCACGTACAACCATTGATGAGTTTGCTTGTACAATTGCAGTAACTGGAGCAACTGGAGTTGCACTAATCGTATCATTAATAAAGAATAATGGATTTTGACCTGACTGTATCTCTAATTCAAACCCACCTGGCTTAATAATATAGTGCTCAAGTGGAGCAGTTCCTAATTGTTCAATTTGGAATTTAGGAGTTCCAATATCTGTAAAGGTAATATTTTTAATAATACCTTTATCAAATTCGTATGCTTCTTCTCTTATACCAGATGCTCTTAATGAAAAAGTACCAAAATTAGATGCTGAGTTTGTCAGTGATGCATATCCACCAGATTCAACAATTGCCCCATCTTGAGTGAAGATACAGAAGACAGAAACCAACTGCGTGTAACCATCGTTAAAGACCCTGTAACCCACTCCACCGAAGGAGATGATGGTGAATGCTGCAGCAACCATTGACTTGCCTTGTGGGGGCAAATTGGGTCTTCTGACGTTAGGTGTAGCAACTTTACTACCATCAATCTCTGCTCCACTGCCACCAAGGAATGAGATTACAGAAGAATTGAAAATATATGGAGATACTTCAATGATTGGAAGATCATCCCAAGAATGACCAACATTAAAGAATTTATTATTGCTATCTAAGTAATGTGATGTTGCGTATGAAGTTGCTGGAAGTGTTCTGTTATTGATTCTATCAATAACAATATTCCATAAAGTATAGATTGAGTTTGCTACATCATCACAAGCAAAGAATCTATTTGCATCATAAGTATTTGAGATTGTCTCGTCTTGATATGCAGTTATGTTTATTGACGCATCAAATTCATTACCAACTCCAGTTAATACAATCTCACTACTACTAGTTCCAAGAACTACCCCTACATTATAATTAAATCCAATTGTAAGTGGATCAGTTCCTACACTTTGAAGTGCAATTTGCCAAGTGATTCCTCGATCTTCAGAAACTAATATTTTACCTACATTGCTAATTGTTGTTGCAGCCCAAAAACGATTGCCATCATGTACAATATTCCTTAATGGTCCATTAATAATTCCTGTTGGATTGGTTCTAGTTGCATGATTTAAATTATCATTTGTAACTGCAGTAGTTACAATTGCAGTTAATGTATCGATTGATGTAGCAACATTTGCACATGCAGTTGCTGGATTTGAACCATCAAGTGAAATATCTGGTTTGAAGAATTGAGTTTGACCTAAGAAATTAGATCTTAATCCAGAAGTATATGAACTATTTGTCAAATAACTAGCAGTAATAGCAATATTACGCATAGCATTTTTAGCAAGATTTCTTGCTTCATTGATAATGGCAACTGTTTGTGCCTCTTCTCCATCTACATGAGTAGTTCCAACATAGTAAGAAGCAGCATCATATACTTTACTATTACCACCATGACGTAAGTTATATGCTATTGCTTCTAAAACATCTACAACATCATCAATACAGTTTTGATTTCCTGTTGGGATTGTAAATGAATTTTCTGTTACATAATTAAATACTGCTTGTGCGGCAATTAATTTTTTATTCTTTAAAATTAAATCAGCAGCATCTTGATATCTATCTGATTCTACGTTTGTTGTTGCTGAATTTGTTTCCCAAGTCAATCCACCATCATCACTTAATAATAAGGTTCCACTAGACAAGCCACCAACAACAGTTCTACCTTCAGTCCAACTAATTGAAATTAATCTATCTGAAGTGCCACTTTCTTGTGAAGTCCATGTTATACCATCTGTAGATACAATAATCTTGCCTTCATCGCCAATAGCAATAAATCTATCATAATCATCATTATAAATGATATCACTTAAAGAAGAACTAGTTCCACTTGTTCTGGTAATCCAACTAGTAGCATTTTGTGATGTTAAAACTAATCCACCATCACCAACTATAACATAGGTAGTTCCATTGTATGCAATTGCCTTTAATTGAGTGCTTCCAACAGTTTTGGTAACCCATGATGTGCCATTATTTGAAATTAGTATTTTACCAGCAGCACCAACTGCAATGTATTCTGGTACTCCTCTTTCTCCTACTGCCCACTTGTTCCATACAATATCATTTAATGGTTCTGTAGTACCAGAAGTTTGTGCATCCCACTGTAAACCGTTTGAAGATGTATGAATTGCACCGTTTGATCCAACTGCTACAAATTTTTGATTGTCCCAAATAATCTTGCTATATGTTCCAGTATAACCAGATGGACGAGTTATTGCAGCAGTTGAACTATAATCAACGTACTGTAATTGATTACGCATTGCCTGAATAGACAGGTCTCTTGCTTGCTCAAATGCGTAAGTAGTTTCTTTAAGTTGATTCTCAATATGATCTAATGTACCACCAGTATAGTAATATTCTGCTGCTTCTTTAGTTGCAGCATTGCCACCCCAAGTTAAGTCATAATTGATTGCACTGATAATGTGCTTAACATCAGTTTGGCATTGAGTTTCATCAGGAACAACTAATGCTGGATATTCTACCTTTGCTCTTCTTAATGCTTCTGCCGCAATACCATTCTTATTTCTATCAATAAGATCTGTAGCATCTAAGTACCTGTTTGATGCTTTTATTGATTCTTCAAATTTACGTGGTGAGTTATCAAGAGAGAATACTACATAATGATCCGATGAAGTGACTGTAACTGCAAATGATGTGACATTATAAACTCCACTAGGAGCGCCCAATGCTGATAAGTTTGTTGGAGTATCTTTGAATACTACAAACTGTTTACTAAAACCATCTTCTGTTTCAATTCTGTGTGAAATATATTGACGACCATTGAAACGATTAAGATCTGCAAATGCTCCTGTATTTGGGAAATTGGCAAAGTCAACATATTGCCCAACTTCATAATCATGATAAACAGGAAGAGTAACAATTAAACCATCTGGATAGTTAATTGGATCATAGGTTACCGAAGTTACACCATATGAAGCATGAGTAGTTACATGCTTAACTACTTGAGCATCAGGAGTTAACTGTTCACCATTACTTACTGAAAGATTATATGTTACTACTGGAGTGTTTGCTTGGTAAGTATATACTCCTCCAGTGGATTCAATAAGACCTGTAATATTATTAACTACTACATAACCACTTTGATCTGTATTTAAATTAAATACAACTTCTTTTACTGTTCCAGTACCACCTAATGGAGAATTTAAAACTTTTCCAACAGTTAAAAGTGAACCACCACCATTAGAAGTAAAGGTTAATTTCCATTCTTGTTCTGCTGATATTTTATGACCAAGTTGAAAAGTTCTTCCATATTGACCACCTAATGTTTTTGGATAATAGAATCTTTGTTTATCATCAAATACATAGGCATATCCCCAAGTTTTAATAGCAGTATTATTGTTATCAACTTGATCGCGGAATGTAATACCCGTCACATAATTTTCATTGGAAGCTTTAAACATATGCTTCCCTGGATTTTGTGGTCTAATAATACACAGACGAATATTATCACCAACAACTGAACAGAGATCAGGCAGAGAAATTGGATTATCTTCTAAATAATCTCCACCTGCAACAATAATAGTTTCTTTATCTCCAGTTGATGCTGCTAACTGAGTTGCTCTTTTAATAGATCTGACTGGTTTAGTTGCAGAGCGACCGTCAAATGTATCGTTACCAATTTGAGCAGAAACATAGATACGACCACCAACGTCATTGGTTGCAATGTTATAAACAAAGTTTGTGGTAGCAATTTTATTGCTATCATCATTAAATGCTGGAGTTGCAGAACGAGGGAAGAGAATTTGACCAGTATTTGGATCAGTAAATGTATTAAGAACAGGAGCTTTTAAATTTAAACTTGGATTGACAATAGTATCAATATCAAGGTTTGCAATACGTGCAGTATCAGAAATAATAGATGTGGTTGTTCTAATTTGACCTTCTACATCTAATTCGTATTCTGGATCTAATGTATTAATGCCAACACGAACAAGTTTGTCTGCATTGTTTGATAATTTACCGAAAATGGCAACTTTTTCGTCAGCGCCCTGTCCAAGATCAACTCTTACACTAGTATCATTTTTAATTGAAAGGGTATTTGACTTGATGATCTGCTTGTCAGCATTAAATTCTAAAGCCATTTGCTCCTATGGTCTCCTCGTTATTTTATTTATCTTATTAATAATTACGTTCTGTATATAATATCTCTACCTTACCACTCCATCTAATCCCACTACCTCTCAACTCTAAATTACTATTTGTTGCTACTGATGGTGTAAATGTAAGTGTTTTTGTAGTATTATTTGCTACTGGTACAACTGACCAAGTTTGACCTGGAGGGATATTATCTTTAACAATAGTATTTAAATTTGAAGATATTGTTAAATTATTAGAAGAATCACTTAAAATAGAAGATTCTATTTTAATAGCATATTCCCAATTTAATGAGTATGATGATACTTCTAATTCCTGCTGTAAAACTGGATTGTTTATATTGAGTGGAGTTGCAGTAGTAAATGTAAATGTATTTTTATTAGTTACAATTACATTATAATTATTATTAAATGAAGTATATGGTGCTTTAAAAATAACAGAAATTAAATTACCTGTTGATAATCCATGATTTGCTAAAGTACAAGTTACTGTTGTACTATTTGCATTTGCATTATATACTGCTATTGGATAACCTTTCCATGTTCCTAAAAGGTAACCAGTTAAAAATATAATTCGATTTGATTCAACTTCATGAGTTGGAATCATTTCTAATGATGTAGTTGCATTATTAAGTAATCCATGAACTACGTATTCTTTTTTAAAAGTTTTACTATTTGAATTATCTAAAATTTTTACAGTATGAGCATCAATAATATTTCTATTTTCATCAATAATGGTTGCTTCTTTTACAGAAAATCCACCTTCTGATTGTAACGATTTTAAGATTTTTGCCATGGAGTTATGCCAGTACTGTTTGTGATACTACTTTGACGTTATAAACTATAGTTGAAGATCCTGTAAGATCTGTTACTTTTATCGCTACATTATTCGACCCATCTAATTCAGCTTCAACATCACATAAAACTACATCAGTATATATCTTATTACTTTCAGTATAAATGATATCAGATCCATTTGATTTGACGATATATGATATTTCTGAATATTGTCTTCTAGAAATAGTAGAGTCATCGGAAATTTCAATCATAACCTTCCCAGAATATGATTGAGTATATGGAAATAGTGGTATTGAAGTTGAATTTCCAGATGCAGTATTAATTGTAGAAACACCAGATGCAATTCTTGAATCTTTTAAATTAAATTGTCTTAAATCTTTATCAAATAATTTAATATAACTTGATGCTACATTTTGACCATATAAATTATTTACAAGAAATTCTCCATTAATACCAAATTTTATAAATTCTCTATATGATGAGGTTAATGTAAACGATAGTCCACCAGAAGAAACTGCTGCTATTCTTGCTGCAGATCCATCACTGGTAAATTCGAGTATACTACTTCCAAGAATCAATTTATCAGAATTGAATACTATATTTTGACCAGGGTTTGTGAACGTTAACTGACCATAAATGTTTCTTACATATTTTAATTCCGCTGTTCCATTTGCAAAATTATTTCCAGTAGTATTTGTTGGAGCAGTTGTGCCAAGTGTACCTGATTGCATAACCATGTACACATTGATTCCATAATAAATGAATACACTTGGTTGATTGCCTGTTGGTGCAGTTACTGTTCCACCAGAAGTCCATTCTGGAATTCCATTTATATCAGTAGCATCTATTGATGTTATTTTTTGCAAAACAATTTTATTCTGTTCAACCTGCATAGATTGAACACCATCATTTACAAATCGTATAATATTATCATCATCTCCTGGATTTAATTCTGCACTAATATAAGTATTTCCATCAACATCTCTTACGCCACCAAGAGAAACAAAATAATTTCCATTAAAACCTTCAAATCTAGATTCATTTGTATTAAATCTAATTGCTCCTGCTCCAGGTGCAGGAGGTCTTTCTGCGGTGCTTCCAGATGGAACAACTAATGCTTTTGATCCACTAATTTCAACTAAAGCATTTGCAGAAATTACAAGATTGCCAGGAGTGATTTTATTAATTTGGTTATTAGTTATTGATAACGAATCATTAATATTAATACCTGAAGTAGTACTTACTTTTAATTGTTTTGAAGTTATAGATCCATCAATTGGATCAAGTTTAATTACATCTGTAGAAGTAGCAGCACCAAATTGATAGAAATATTCTTGTCCATAGAATCCTAAAGATGCAGTACCATTTGTAACTGTTCCAGTTGTATGGATAGGTGCATTTATTCCAAAAGTACCACTGGCAGTTACTTCATAAAAATTAGATTGATGCTTTACATAAGATCCAGATTGCACTTGAGCATTTGCTGTCCAATTTGTATAAACTGGTCTAAATGAGTTTGGAAGGTAAATTTTATCTCCTTCTTCATATCCAATTCCTAAATTATTGATCTCAGTTACTGTTACTACTCCAATAGTTTCAACTCTAAATTTAAAACTAGTAGTTGGAACTGTTGATGGTATTGCCGCATTAGTTATTGTATCAACATATGTCATACTTGCGGGATCTACCGTGAGTAGATCAAATACCTGATATCCAGATCCGCCGTCAACTATTGTAATTGAAGTTACTTTTCCACCAACAACTTCAATGTCTGCTTTTGCGCCAGTTCCTCCAGTGGAAGTTCCAATTGTAGCAACTTTAAAATTAAATCCAGATCCACTAGTTAATGTTGATACTGTTAAAGTTGCACCACTACCAACGTTGGTTTCTAATACTTGTATTGTACCATAATACGCAGAATTATTTGCTGAAATATAATAATATGTACCTGGAATATTAGGTGTCCAAGTTATGACTCCAGATGAAGCACCATTATTCGTAACACCTGCAACATTATAGGTCGGATCATATCCACTATATGCACCTAATTGAGATACAATATAAAATGCATTATTTACTAATCCATTTCCTGGAGCACTTACATCAAAAGTCAAATCATCAAATTTATTTACTGTTAATGTTGGATTTGTTCCTGTGGCAGAACCAGTAAAAACATAACCAGAAGGAGAAGTATCTGTTACATTATACGTGTATGTTGCAGTACTATTAAAACTAGTGGTATCTACTGATAAAGTATCGCCTGATACATATCCTGCTCCTGGTTGGTTTATAGTTGCAGATGTTATAAGACCCCCAGAAACAGTAATATTTGCTGTTGCTCCTTGACCTAATGAACCAATATTAGTTAAAGTTACATTATTATAATTACCGTTTGCATAATTTGATCCACCAGAAGTTATAGATAATTGATTAATTTGTGATCCACCTAAATTGGATACATTTGCAGATAATGTATCATTTACTGTGTATCCAGATCCACCATTTGTTATTGATATATTTGTTACAGAACCAGAAGCAATAGTAACTGTTGCTTTAGCAAAATTTCCAGTTCCACCAGTCAATGGGACATTTGTGTATGTTCCATTGATATAATTTGATCCACCATTTAAATTAGAAGTAGTTAATACTGAACCACCTGGAAGAACAGAATAAATTAAAGGAATATCTACATAAGTTGCATCAGTATATCCAAAACCTTGTTCAGTAAGAATACCATCAAATGCAACAGTAACATCAAATCTTAATCCACTTCCACTTCCACCTAAAACTTCTTGATTTGTATATTTTCCTAATTGATATGCTGAACCTTTTTGTATTGTTGGATCAGCAAAAGATACAGTTACAAAATTTGTTTTTTTATAAAAATCTGTTCTATCTGCAGAAAATCTTAATATTCTTCCTTGATCTCCAACAGCACTAAATTTGCCATGACCTTCTCCATACTCTGCAAAAAATCCTGTTCTATTCCACAATGTAGAATGTGGATCTGCATCAAACTTTATAGATGGTTCAGTTACTGATCCAAATGATGCAACAATATTATTAAGTGCTTTTATATCTCCTTGTGCTCTAATATTGCCGTTTACTTCTAATTTTTCAGTATCATAGATGTTTAATGGATCACCAAGATCTAAATTTGATGGAAAACCAATAGCAACAAATGCGTTTTGCTTTTCACTAGCTAACCAAGTTGTATCTTTTGATTCTAAATTTCCACTAAATGTCGCTTTAGTTTCAAAAGATTGAATTTTTACATGTTCTAAGAAAGAAGTTATTTTATATTTTAAGAAATTATTAAATGGTCCAGTACCAAAATTTGACTCTGCAGCACTAAGAATATCATTTATATCATATTTACTTGTACCAAAATCAGTTATTGTTACTGATGTTACTGCTGAATCGACAGAAGATACAGTATAAGTAAATCCACTACCACTTCCAAATGTACCAGTTAATACATTACCAACTTGATACCCTTGTCCAAATGATGTTATAACTACACTAGATACAGTTTGAGTCGTAATACTTGTAGTTATTGTTGCTACAGCACCAGTTCCAGTACCAGATACATTTGCTAATTGAACAGTATATGTTCCAGGTATGTAACCACTTCCAGCATTTGATATTGATCCACCAGAAATACCACCACCAGTAACTACAATAGTCGCTTTTGCTCCAGATCCATTACCACCAGTTAAATCAACATTTGTATAAGTTCCTGCTGGATATCCTAATCCATCAGTAATAATACCAGCAAATTCTCCAGAATATGTTGTGATATCATCATAAAATTTGGAAGATCCTGTGGTTGTAGATGTATTTACTGTAAGTGTTCCAATAGTAGCATTACTAATATTAGAACTATCAATAGAAATACTTTGATTTGATACAATATTTCCACCTACAGTTATGTCACCTGTAAAATTAGTATTGCCAGTAATTTGTAAATCATCATTTACTTGTACTAAGCTATTTCCCTGAGCAGTTAATACTAAATTTCCAGTAGAAGTGCTAATTGTATTTGCATTTACAGAACCAATTCTAATGTTTCCAATACTAAGAGGAGAAGTTTGTACTAACCCAGTTCCTGATATTATTTGATTTGAAGAAAGTGTTAAATTACCAACATTAATTGAAGTTGGTAAAATCGTAGTAGCATTCCCTGCACTTGAAACAATTAAATTATCAAATGTTGTTGTACTAGATCCAGATCCAGCAAAAGATACTGTTCCTTTTTCTTGATCTATAATAAATGTTGTTCCTACTCTAAAATCACCATTTTGGTCAACGCTTGTGAACAATGCACGACCATTATTAGTTTCAATTACTTCATTTGCCTGATTAACCTGACTAATATCATTATCTTCATTTTTACCAGTACCAATATAACTAAAATTATGAGTAATACAATATAATCTTACTCCCTTTCCGTTTGCAGTAAGACCTCTTTCTCCATAAATTGAAGCTGATCCAATTGAACGAAGTTCTGCACCAAATGCAGTGTAATCTGCCAAAGTTACAAAATTAGCAGTTCCACCAGCAGAAGTTCTAATATCTTGTGATGCAATACCTCCATCAATAATTTCAGTACTTCCATTCAATCCTTCAAATTGAAGAAGAAGAGAGGTATTGATACTAGCAGTAAATGCCGTTGTTGAAGGAGTAAAAGTTCCAGTATATCTAGATACTCCTTTTGAAATTCTTACTTCATCAATATATCCCTTATAAGCATATGCACCATTAGGATCTGCACCAATTCTAACTGGACGTACAGGATAATTGTTTGTATCAGTATAAGTTGATCCAACTTGAGTTCCATTGATGAATAATCTTGTTGATGATCCTGATCTGGTTAAAGCAACATGGTTCCAAGCATTAAGAGTAACCGATCCAACAGGTCCAACTCTATAATTACTATTATAATAGAAGTATATCGCACCAGTGTCACTCTGACCTAAGATAATTCCATTAGTATCACTAGTGGTAGTTCTAAAGTCAAAGATAGTTCTATATGAAGTAAACTCAGTAGGATATACCCAGCACTCTAATGCAAAATCTCCAGTTGCACTAGTAGTTGTTGTACCAGCTGCTACATTAATCACACCAAACATATTTGTGTGATTTTGACACTGGTAATAATAAGTGCCAGGTGTTACTCCAGCTGTATTCCAAGTAATTGTTCCCGTTGTAGATCCATTATTTGTTATTGTGCCTGTTGTTGTTCCGTTACCTACACCACCACCAGTGCCTGTGATTTGTGCTGTCTTAACCCAAAATGGATGACTGGCGCTAACGTTTACATTAAATACTAATATATCTCCTGCAACTACGTTGAGAGTTGGAGCAGTTCCACTTGCACTTCCAGAAAATTGGTAATTATTTGTACTACCAGTGTTTGCAGTTACAGTATACGTATACGTTGTGCTTGCTGGTGGACTAGGATTACTTGCAGCTCCAAAGTTAAAATCAGAAGAACTTGCTACTGATAAGTAATCTCCAGTTCCATCTAATATTAAAGAACTATTACCAAATTTTTTAATAGCAGTACTAATTTGAGCATCACCATTAACAATTACCTGCTTTGGAGTTAATGATGATTGTAACGCCTCAACAAAATTACCTGTTCCTTGACCAGTAAGGTAAATATATGTACCATCATTTTGATTAATAGTACCAGATGCTAAAACAGTTGTACCGTCAGTATCATATTGAGTTATAGTATTACCAGCAGCAAATGTGCCAGACATACCATTGAATTTTAATCTTGCTCTTCCCTGACCAGCAAATCCTGTTCCGCCTGGATTTTCTCCAATAACGCTATCTGCAGCAAAATAAGTAAATGAATTTAACCATTCACATCTAGCACCATTTTTTAAATATAATCCAACTGAATTAGGTACAACAAATGTACATTCATTAAATAATATAGATGCTTCTGCTGAATTAGTTGCAACTACTCCACCATCAATTAATACGCCTCTTCCTGCATCTCCCTGTGCATATCCTCTTGGATCGGATCCAGTGGTTACACTACCTTTAGTAATTACAGAACAACGCTGAACATAAGGTCTTCTTCCTGAAACACTTATAGTATATCCAGATTTTGTTCTAAATGCATATCCAGTATCATTTACTGAATCATAATAAAAATCAGTAACTGTAATATTTTCTATATTACAGTTACTTTGAATTAAAAACGCATCTTTATTATTAGTACCAACTGTTGGTTTAATAAAAGTGGTTTTGAATCCAGCACCAGAAATTGAAACCCCAACTGGAACTGTTAATGGAAAAGTTTCAGTATAAACTCCTGAACCCACAACGACAGTATCCCCATCAGTAGCATAATTATCAAGACAATATTTTAATGAGGAAAACGCCGTCATTGGCGTTTTGCCCCATGAATTTGAACCAGTAGTAGAACCGTGTCTAGGATTTACAGAACCAAGTATTGCTTTGTCTGTTCCATTTTTTGAAACATACCAAGTTTTTCCGACTCCATCAGTAATCAAAGATGAAAACATTGATGGAACAATGGTTTCATCGTTTGGATCTGCGTTTAGAACTTCTTGAATAGTACCATTATTATTTACAAATAATGTCCTATCAGCAATATTAAGAGCTACTTCTTTGTCGTAAAGATCAGAAGTCGTCGGTGCTGAGTTCGGTGTTAGGGATCTCTTTAACTTGATTCTGGTTGCCATTTATAGCATTCTCTTGTTGTGACTTTTCTATAATACTATTTAACCTATTTGTCAAATCTTTAACTTTTGCTTCTAATACTACATTAGTAAGGGTCAAGTCAGAAACCTTTTTTTGAAGGATTGAAATCAAAACATTAACATCTATTTCATTCATAAGTTACCTCAGGTAAATGTTCCTCCGTCAACTGTATCTGTCCATACTGGAATACCAGCAGCAGTTACAGTTAAAATTTGGAATGAAGTTGCAACATCAGGACCAACTCCTGGATTTGCCATATTAGCAGCAGCAGTTTCTTTGAGTTCTCCAATTCCGTTTCCGTAAAGAATTCCATTAGTATTAAATTCACTTCTACCAGTACCACCAAATTGGACCGCTAAATCATTGTCTAATTCAAGATCACCAATTAATACTGTTCCTCTAGTTGAAATAACAGAAATTACTCTCAGTAAAAGATCATCTGTTCCAACTACACCACCAATTAAATTACCACTAATAGTTAAAAGATCACCTTCTTGATAATAAGTTCCAGCAGAGGTAATAGTAATTGTGCTAATTGCACCAGAACCATTTCTGGAAACAGATACTACTAATCCAGACCCACTTCCACCAGTTGGATTTAATGAAGGATATAATTGATTTGCTGCACCAGCAAGAGTTGTTCCACTAGATACATCTAAATCATTTTTTTCACGCTCTACTGATCCAACTCCACCCACTGAATGAGTGAAAACATTATTTGTATTTGTAGCATCTTCAATAAATGTAAATGCACCTAAACCATCAGATCCTCCAGTTCTATCATATCCAAAGAATCCATGTTTAATTGAAGTTCCATTGTGATATGTATATTGAATACCACGGTCCATTCCATCGTTTGAACCTTGAACAATATCAATAGATTCTCCAAGATTAATTGCACCTGAAATACCATTAGATAAATTTAAAATTGTAGTTTCAAATACAGATTTATCTGTAGGTTCTTTAACAAGAATTAAAAGTTGTGGGGATCCAGTATTTGCTTTGGTTAAAGAACCACCTTCATAATATGAACTTTCTCTTAAGGATAATGTAGGAGAAACTGTAATTCTTACTGTATTAGTAGTTTGAGTTTGGTATGTACCAATTTGCTCATAATTTGTACCATTATAAAAATAAATTGGCGCTCCTATACTTGGAGGAGTAGCGAACCCTCCAGCAGAAACGTGAAAAACAACTTCAATACTAGTGATGGTTCTACCACCAGTTCCAACATTATCTCCTGTTACCAAGGATCCAGTATTGATACCAGAAGGATTATCAATATTAATTGCAGAGGTTCCTGCGATAGCATTTGCAGATAATACTTTTTGAGATGTTTGATCACCAATGTTAAAGATTGGATCATTAACTGTAACTTGAGTTGAGTTTATAGTAGTGGTTGTACCAGCAACTTGAAGATTACCACGAATGATTAACTCCCCAGAAGCATCTCCGCTTGCTGGATCTGGATCTAAAATAATTGTGGATCCAGAAGTTGTTGAAATTGTATTGCCATCAAATCTTAAATTATCAATATTAAGTTGACCTGTTTGATTAACAGTAACATTGGAATTTGTTACTGTGCCTTCAAATGTAACTCCATTTTTAAATGATGTAGTCGAATTTACAGTTAAGATATCGCTAGATGATGTACCAAGAATTGCATTATCATCTACCCTAAGTTCTTTAATCCAAGCAGTTTTATCTACACCTAGTCCACCAGAAATCTTAACAGCACCTGTAGTTCTGCTAGATGATTCCGTTACGTCTGAGAATTGAACTGCAACTCCATTATCATATTGCCAATCCGCCCCATCAACACGAATTATATTTAATTGAGTTGCATCATATCTGATACCACCATTTCCAACACTACCAAATTGAATTTTTAAATCATCATCTAAACGAAAATCTGGGGTATTTAACCCAACTCTATCTAATCTTAAGACATTAGCAGTAGCATCAAATTTTAATTCAATATCACCTGTAGTACCAAATTCCAATTCTTGTTCATCTTCAATAACAAGTTTACCAAAACCATTTGCTCTGAAAATGAGATCAGTATCAGTAGTATCTGTTTCTACTACGTTGCCGTCAAGATTAATATCATCTACTCTAAAGCGATTTATCTTTGAGTTATTATCTACAATAACCCCAGAATTCGCAGTAAGAGTTCCATGAACATGATCAAGCATGTCAGTGAAATACTTACCGCCAATAACTTGTACTGTGGTATTATTATCACCAATAAAAATCCTATCACCACGATTTACTTGAGTGCCAGTTCCAACTGTTACTGCAAGTTCACCGAATTCTAATGAAGATGGTACTGTGGTGCCAGTACTTCTTTTTATAAGGATGGTTGATGCCATCAGAAGCTACCCCCGTTTACTGTTACGTTATTTAATACATTTCCTGATTGGAATCTACTTGTTGCAGCATTATAAATTAGAATATATCCATCTTGCAAACCATTTGTTAAGACATCAACGTCACCTAAATTTTGCAATGTAGCTGCACCGCCAAGTGCTACTCTTGATACTTGTGGAGATGCTTGATCTCCAAATCTAACCCTTGCCATTTAGAGTGTTACTCCTTCTACTACTGTTAAAACACCTTCTAATACTCTAGATTTATAATTAGAATTGCTGGTCAAAACAACATCATAAACATAACGTCCTGGTGTCATGGTAGAAGTTACTGTATTTGGTAATGATAAAGTAACGGAACCTGTATTTTGTGGAGGGTTTATATTCACATTCATAGTAACAGATGTGCTACTTGTATAATGTTTTTTGATCAAAGATTGACCAGTATACCCAGTCAAATTGAACTGAGAACCATTATCGTTGGTTACAAAAAATGTAGTTTGGAAATCACTTCCTTGGTAAACAACTAAATTGGTTACAGCAGCTAACATTATAGTATTCCTACTTCAAGTGTATTTATACTAATTGCTATTCTTATTTACCAGTTCTAGCAATAAATTTTTTATCTCTGCTATTTCTAATTTTAAATTATTGATATCTTCTTCGGCAGTTTCTAATTTTATTTCCTGTTCTCTTTTTTTATTTCTTTGGGACACATATTTAAAATATGCCTCTTGGTCTGTGTTTACTATAGAATTTGTTTTTAGGTCACGATACAGACCATCGTGACCTTCAACTGGGATTAAGCTAGAGCTATACATCTTAAATCTTTAATAATCGGAGCAACGGCAGCATTACGAGATCTCATTCTTAATTTGATTGTATATTTACTAAATGTTTCGTTTGCATTTGCAGTGTTATAATTATAAGAAAGATCAATAAATCTAAGTTCATCCTTTTTATTATAATTTGCTGTTGTTAGTTTTTCCCAAGGTATTTGATTGTAATCACTTTCATCACCAGTTAGTAACTTAACATAAACATCAACATCACAAACAGAAGGATTATAAGAAGCAAATTCAATTCTCAACCCTGTACATGGATTTGCAAGAGTTGCTATTTTTGTAATATAGTTTGCTGCATTGTAATCATGAATTGGATCAATTGCAATATTAAAAGTGTCATTGGGAGATGGTGGAGAATTAAAGAAATATTGTTTTTTAAATTCTGTTGAATCAAAATCAGTAACTCTATTGTTAGTAGTCACTAAACTAACTCTATTTTTATCAATAATAGGACTTAAATTTTCCTTAGTACTAGAAAGAACCAATCGCATGGTTGCTGATTTTGCACCAATCATTTGTTTTTCTTCATTTAAGTTTGAAGCAATCAAATATGGAACAGAAAGTAAATTATTCTCATTTAAAACTATTGGAAAGAAGTCAGAATCTCTAATATAAGATTTTTGATTAGGTGAAGTATATGTGGAAGGATTTGAATAAGAAGACGAACCAATAGAAGTACCAGTAGTACCAGAGTATGAAGCCAAAATTGAAGTTCCTGGTAATTCTTTATATGTAACAAGAGGTTCAAATTGAGTATACTGTATGTTCTGACTTACAAATACTTTATCTCCACCAATCGTTAAATTAGTTGCTGATGTTCTAGTTATTGGTAGATTAATTTGATAACTATCAAGTGTTATCCATTCTAAATTGCTGTGAATCGTATTAATCAATGTTAATGGAACTCCATCGATTACATAATTTTCGACCTGCCATTCTTCATCTGCTTTAAATCCATCAGATGGAGCAGTTCCAGAAATTCTTGCAAGTGTTGTGATTGTATAATTTCCATTTGTATCCGCAGTTCCAACTGTAGTTGGATTGTAACTATATACAACTCCACCAATTTTTAAATAACCAGGATTTGTATTTGTTGGAGGACTTCCATTAATATTTGAAGTATAATAGAATGCTGTTCTATTGCCGTTTACTGTAATTGCGCCTGGAGCACCACTCCAATTTACAGATAAAGTTGCATACTGTTCAGAACTTACTCCAGTAATGTCTACAAATGATGCAGGATCATGCATACCATGATTAGTGTGATTTACTTTTATTCTATTTGAATTTACATTTAATTCAATTGGATCTCTTCTCAATTGAGTATATTGAAGTGATCCGCTATTATCGTTCACCCAATTGATAGTAGGTGATTCATTAATATTAAATGATGCTCTATAAATCTTAAATTTAAAATCTTGCATTTCTGATGTTGTCCATGTAGATGCATTCTGTGATTTGAAAAGAACACCAGCATATGGTTGTTTAGATATTTTTTCTCCACTTAAGTCATCTTTACCCATTTCAGAAAGCCAAACTCTATATTCAACTGAAGATGTTAATAGTGCAAAACAATATTCTTTTCTTTCTGCAAGATAAATTGGAGTATCAAAAACAAAAGTAGTCACAGCACTTGCATCTTTAGAAACAGAGACATTACTTGGATCTTTATTGATTGTGCCTAAAATCTCTGGAGATGGATACCCATTAACCATCTCTCTAATCTGCATAGTTACTGGAAGATTAGAATCTTTTGTGCTAAAGTATACATCAATTTTTGTAATAAAACATCCACCACTTTCTTCTATCAAGAATGATTGTGCAAGAGGGTCATACCAACCTCCAACTCTAGTGGAAGTTGACGAACTAGTTAACATTCTACTATCACTTACAGTATCTCTAACAACCTCTGCATTTCTAACTAATAATGTATCTTGTTGTTTTGTAAGAATTGTTCCACTTGCAGTATAAGATGCTTCTGCAGAGCTGTCAACAACTCCAGGTATTAATGAATTGATTGGACTATCAGATACCCTGAATACTGATTCCCCAACTTTAAATCTTGGATTTGCATCATCATTTGGATCTGGAATGTAAAAACTTAATTGCACGTTGCCTAATTCATCGGCAATCAATTTTTTATTGATGACTGTTGCTGTAGCACCACTTGTTAATCCAACAATGGTATCTCCCTCAAGTACATATCCACCCATTTCAGATGTATTTAATACTTGCATTGATGGAATGTCAAGATTTAAAAATGTAGATGTTGATGTGTAGGAAGTTGCAGTAATTGTTTCACCATTATATGGATTTACTGTGTATGGACGACCCAAATTATCAATACCAGATCCTGGAGCAACAAGTTTTGCTCTAAATTTTCTATTTACATTGCCAGTTACGATAATATCTTCATCAATTTGGAATGCAACGGAAGATGCTGCCATAGCAATTTCTAAAATTTTTGGAGTTACAAAAGATGTAACATCTCTACCATCAAAAAATGCATATACTCTAATATTTGGTTTCAATCTAAATGAAGTCACTGAAATATTTCTAGATCTCTTCCAATATGCGTATTTAGTATCTACTACTCTATCTCCAAGAACTTTTCTCTCTGTTTTTGGGGTAACTCTAGGTCTAATTCCAGATCTAGTTTGGAATCTATCTGTTCTAGTTGTTGTTTGTTCAACGTTTCTTATTGGACCTCCACCTTCTGTCCACGTTTGGGTTGTTACAGAAGTTGATGACCATTGAGTTTTCCAAGCATTCCATTCAATAGGAGCAAAACCTGTATTCCTATCAACACCCATTGCAAAGACAGTAGCAGAATAATCACCCTCAACTTCTGTTAGTGATTCTGGTAATCTATTTTCATCAATCCAATCATCTGATGCTGGAAATACAAAAGCAAGACCAACCCAGGAACTAACAGCAAATGGGTTAACATTTTCCACAACTGCTGCATAATTTTGCTCAATTAATAATTTATCAGTATAATCAAGCATAATAAAATCACCTTTAATATATTTTGTAGGTGTTTCTTGATACTTCAATGCAACATTGGTAGTATAATGAGGTGGGCGCAATTCCCCAAGAGCACTATCAATAGCACATTTATAATTTGGATGATCAGATTGTCCTATTGAATGAGAAGTAAAATTATCAACTAAAAATCCATTTTTTAATCGATTATTTCCATTTGAATCTTCTATAAACAAATTAGCTGTATCTGTTTCCAGCAAACTAAGTTGAGTATAATATTCTACATTATCAAGGCGTTTTTCTAAATTGCCAATATCTCGCATTGTATATCTTTTGTTATTATATCTTCTTATAATAACATCATCCAAACTCCTAACATAAGGAGGCATTGATATGGACAACACTTTCATAGCATTAGCTAATGAATCTGTTGGGGGTTTTGGTTTTAATGCTGCTACTCCTTTTTGAGAAAGGAATTTGCCATTTTTATCAAGATATAAATCATCAATTCTACCAAGATAGTATTCTATATCGCCATCAGTTGTTCCAGATGGAAAAAGGTATTCTGAAGTGATATAGTTAGTGTTTCCATATGATAATAAATTAGTATTCGCTAAAATTTCATTAGCATTAATTGTATATGGTGCATTATATTCGCCTGATGTTGTACTGACATAAGTATCTAATTGATTGATTCTCCAATCAATTAGATCATTTAAATATACTCTATTTCCATCATAATTATATGATGGAATTTCATCAATATCAGCATCATAATATGAATTTACCGTATAGAATTGACCTGATGTTACTTGATCTTTGAAATGATCCATGATAACAACAAGATCTCCAGAAATAACGCTATCTGAAGATACTTTTGTTAAAGTTGAAAATTCAAATGTCTGATCTCTTTGACCATCATCTAACATATAGCGAGATTTTATATCAGGCAATCCATTATTATTAATTACAGAAATAGTGCCAGTTGATGAACTTAAATATCCAAAAATATCTTCATTTATAGCAAAATTTGTCTGACTAATATAAGTAAAATAAATTGCATTTACATCTTGCTTTATAATTCTACCTTTAGCCCCACTTGATTTTCCAACAATTACTTCACCAATTTTAAATACTCCAGCACCAGCATTTAATGTAATTTTGGGAAGAATTGATTCGGTTAATGTACCAGACGAAGTATTGTAAATTGCATGAATTTTGGATACTCTAGTTGTTCCTAAAGAAATTGTAGTATCATTTACATTATATTTGTTAGCAATATTTGCTAATCTCAATGCTCTCATTTTTTTGAGAGATGCTAATTTTATACTTGGGACGTTAATTTTCTCTGGACCAATTAATATGTATGCAGTTCCAGAAGAAACAGCAGATCCACTAAAAACAAAAGTTAAAGTACCACTACCATCGATTGCAAGATTGCTAATTGTTCTTTCTGTAGTTCCAGCATCTCCATTAATTCTTAATGTGTAATCTGCTGCATTTTTTGAATAATAACTTCTACCACTAATTGTTATTGTAGTTGTAGATCCTGTTGAACCAATATATTTTGTAAAAACATCTTGTACTTTAGTATCAGTTAAAGATTTAATTACACTTGTTTCATAAACTGGAAAAAATAATGGGTTAAATGCTCCACTAATTTTATCAATTGTTTTTATGACTCCACCAGTTGATGTATTTGGCGTAGTTGTATAAGTAATTGTTCCCGCAAATCTTATCTTTTTAATAGAAGATAAATTATATGAAGTTGATATAAATCTTATATTTGCTAATCTAATAATTATATAATCTGATGATCCACTATCGACTTGTTCATAGGATAGCATTATTGCATATCCTATTACAGCATCATTAGTATCTAATAACGGTACAATAGAATTTAATGATGAAGTAAGTTGAGAATATGTTATGTGATTATTATTAGAAGAGTTGCTGATTCTAAATTCTATAGATCTAGCATCTGTTCTAATAGTTGCATTTCCAAGTAATTCAGTTGCTCTTGGTTTTTTAATATCAACATAAGTAGTTGCTAATGTTTCTAATTCATATCCTCTAACATAAGATTTACCAGGAGATACATTTATTTCAAATAAATCTTTGGATGGAGTATTTCCATCATCTGTACTATTAATTGATGAAAAGATACCATTATTAATACCATCATTGAAGCATTCGTCTTTTGAAAAATCGTATGGACGAACTTCATAATCTCCAGATTCATCATAAGTTCTTCTTGCAAATGTATCTTCTAATGTTTTTGCTAACTGTGCTCTGGATGAAGATACTATTTCTTTAACATACCCCTTTTCTAATCTGAGAAGTTCAATAAAATCAGTAACAGAAGTATCATCTAAACTTTTTTTAGTTAAAATCGCTGTTAACTTAAATCTATGTGCCCCTGGCGCAGAATAATTTGAATATCCTTGTGATGGATCAGTAAGAGAAATGTCATCCTCTGGGGTTACAATCTCTTCTAATATTTGTAAACCAACCTTATATGATGGTGTAGTTCCAAATTGATCTAAGATTATTTCTTGCTCTTCAACATTAACAAAATACCCTTTTGTATAATATATTCCGCTTGTTATTTTTGCGGCAGATCCAATAGAAGTTGGATTTAAACTAATACACTTTGCGAAATCAGTATTTTTTTGAATTACAGTATTGCCAATGCTAAATGAATTTTCTGCAATTAATATTTCATCATTACCAAAGGTTCCATTTGTATTAGTAGTGCTTGCACTCAAATACTTTACATATAACGTTGTAAATCCTTTTTCTGACTGATCAGATGTTAAAGCATTGACAACTTTAGCACGAATACCAGAAGTATTTCCAACAATTGTCTGTCCTACAATATATTGAGAAAGAATATCAGCAGAAATTCCAAAATACTCTTCTTCAATTAAAATTGCATAGTAAGTAAGGTCATATCCAATTTGACCAGGAACAACCATAGCACCTTCTTTATAGATGCTAGAACCAAAATTTTCAATTTGATTTTGAAGTATTGATTGTATTGTTGTTAACTCTCTAGCCTGAAGAGGATATCCAGGTCTAAACAATACTTTATGAAATTTTTTCTTTGCATCAAAATCCTCAAAATATGGAGGAGTGTTCAGATTAGTTGACTGGGGCATGTTAGAACTCTAAGATAATTTTAAAATCTTCTGTTTGATCCTTTGCTCTGGAGATCGTACTCCTATTATCTATGTAGATGATTTCTCCAGATCCTCTAGATAGTCCAGAGGATTTTACTGAAGTATTTCCTGCCGCAATAGTAGCAGTTTCTTGATCTGCACCAATACTAATGGTATCGCCAGGTAAGAAGGATGCTCTTGTACCATTAGAAGCCATTCCAAAACCAACTTCATTTTCTTGAGTGAAATATATGGTTTTGGTAGTATTTTCATAATGAACAATTCTTCCAGTAGCAGCAGTTTCTGTTACCCCTAATGCTCCAGATGAGTGTGCAGTAACACGTATTTGTAAATCATTATATTCTATTGTGCCATTTAAAGCAGATGCCAAAACTAATTGTTTTGTGCCAATAGCAACATCAGTTCCTGAAGTAGTGACAATAGGATTATACAATACTCCAACAATACTAAAATCATTACCAAAAACAAAATCATCTTTATCTAATTTTGCGTGAAGTGCAATTCGGTATGCACCAAGTTCTCTACCAATTGATACTGCCGTACCTTCTTTTGGTGAAATAATTGGAATTAATGATCCTCCTCCACTTCCTAAATTAATTTGTCCATATGTATATGCACTCCCTGGATTAATTACTAATACCGATGTTATTGCTCCAGATTGAGAAACTGAAGTGATTTTTACTTTTCCGCCAGTACCATCACCAACAATATCATATTCTGAATTGGCAGTATATCCTGTTCCTGCAGATTCAATAACTACATTATAAATGGAACCTCCAAAATTTGCAGACGCTGGTAATTGGTTACTTACTGGAATTGAAATTGGAATTGGAATATATTCATCAGTTTTGAATTTTTCAAAATCATTAGCATTGACAGTAAACATGTATTTCCACAGATACCCGTCAGATAATGTGAATGGAGCAGCACTTACTGAAGATGGTTGTACTGTAGAAGGAGAATTTTTATTATTAGATAAACACTTATACACTTTATATTCTGATGTCACCACATAATAGTTTGTTTCATATAAATGTTGTTCAAAATTTAAACCTTGAACATAAGTATTTGTAGTTCCAGCAGAAGTTAATAGTTTACCATAATCATCTCGGTAAATATCATAAATTGTTCCTTCTATCCATTTATTATTTCTAATAACCTGTCTTATTTCAGCAGAAGGAATCTTTTTAAGACCTATTATTTGATCATATAATCTAAATGAATCTTGCTGATTATCTGTTGGATCTAAAACAACTCCATCAATCCAAGCAACGGATTTTGCAAAAAATAACCAAATTGTAGTACTTGGTACACCTAATGCAGTAAGAGTTTGATTCTCACCAACCTCAATTGCTTCTTTAAATTTTTCAGCAAATATTACTCTAAATTTATCCGTTAAAATTGCTGCCATTTTCTAAACGTTTTATTGTTATTTATAGGACATTAGAAGTTATATATTAAATTTGTGCCAACTGTTAATGTTTGATATTCATTAATTAAATTATCAGCAGTTAATGTATATCCAAGAAAATTAGTCCAGTTTGCTGTAGTAACTGGTTTCGCAGTGTCAGTTAATTTGATGTATATAATTTTATCAATTATATCAAAATTTACAACAGTAAATTCACTAGTATTTGCATTGCCACCAAAATAATAAGTACTTAAATCAGAAGCAGATCCACTAACTTTTAATATTTGATTAAATGGTAAATCTACAATTTTTAAATTTTGCAATTCATCTTTACTACCAACAATCAATTGATTTCTAGGAACAAAAGAAACATAAGTAAAATCAACCATTCTTTTTGGGAAATTTGTTCCTGCTGGAATTATAAAAGATATTTTATTTGTATCATCATCAGGAGATGTTGGAAAATCAGAAGAAACATTATTTATTTTTATACTTGGTATTGATGTAGTAAATAATGTTTTACCAGTTAATGGATATGGAGATGGCGTACCGATTTGGAATATACTTGAATTTATTGTTCTTCTTGATCTTAATGATTCTCTAACTCTAGCTGATTTGATTAAATCAGTTTTCCACCAATTATTTCCCCTATCAGATCCCAATTCAATTCCATTTGACGCTTCATATAAAACTCCAAATGATTCAGTTACAGATAATTTAGTAGCACTAGTTTTTTGAAGGATTCTTCTAGGTGATACTTCATTATATTGTAAAAGAATATCATTTGGTTCAACCGCGACATCAATATCAATTGTATTATAATCAGATTGTGATCCAACAAAAATATATCCTTCAAAATCTGATCCTCTTTTTGGAGGAGAATTGAAATCAATAATACTTCCTAATAATTTATAAGAACTTAGTGAATCACTATATGCTTCTAAACGACCAGATTCTGTTGTAGATGGAATTTGATAAACTCCATCTATGAATAAAATTAAATTAGCAGATATATTTGCTTCTGGTCTATTATTTGAGATTAAACTAAAAATTTCTCCAGTAACACTTCTTAAATCAAAATTAGTTTTAATTGAATTAAATTGAGAAGATATATTTTGAATTGAAATAGTTTCTCCAACATAGAAACAATTAAATGGGGTACTATCTGTTGGTGGTTCATTAAATTGAATTTCTGAATACTCATCTCCATCATTTGAAGTATTGTTTGGATTATTTTCAATAATTGTATATGATGATCCTCTTTTTTGAAGAATGCCGTTAACAATAACAAAAATGTCTTTATTTGCTTCAATGTAAACTGAATTTCCATCCTTCAATAATGGGAATCTTGTTTTATTTGAATCAAATCCTCGTGCAAATCCACTACATTCCAATGAAACTGGAGTAATTTTCGTTACATTTGATCCATTTGAATGTACATTTGGAATAATTGATGCAAGTTGTCCTCTTAAAACTGTTAAAACATTAGATGAAATATTAGTAATTTTCATAACTTCAACATCATTAACTAAAATATAATCATCATTAGCAAATCCACTTGAACTTACAACATTAATTGTGGTATCGGAAGATAATACCATATATGATTCATCGAGAGTTGTTTGTGTTGATGTTTCTGAAGAAGACACATATCCACTTAATAAAGTTGTACCGCTACTAAACGCATTATCTCGATTGACCTGAGTAGTATTAATTTTGACAACAACTAATTCTCTATGATTAAATCTAATTGAATTATTTAAGGGTAATGTTATAGTGAGAGAAGATGTACTAATATTTCTTAAAGTTACTGTTGAATTTATTTTGTTTATAGAAGTAATTTCTAATTCATTTCCATCAACAGAAGTTAATCCTATTGCAGGATCAAAGACAACTCTATCCCCAACAGAAATTCCAAGAACGCTATTTAAATTAATTGTTATGGTATTATTTGGAGCAACAACAGTAGAACTAACAGATTGAATTACTGTTTTTCTGATTTGCTTATCAATAATATTATCAACAATAGCATTAGATCCATTAGTTGGGGATACAATATAATCGCCAACAATTAAATTAGAAACATTATTTTTTATAAAAATTCTATTTTTAGATATATCATCAAATTGATAATTTGGAGTGGAACCCAATGCTCCAGAAACATCTTGTCTTTGATATAAAAGACCTACGAATTGTCTTCCAACTTCAATATCACCTTTAAAATATTTTTGAGGTGGTTCAGTAAAATTAATTTTTCTAATACCACTAGATCCAGCAAGGTATGAAACAAATGGAGTTTGAACTACACCATTAATATCAAGAATATATTGATTTGAATCAATTACTAAACCAACTGGGATATCAGTTTGACCATCTTCAATTTTATAATTATACAATTCGCTAAGAATATTATGAGATGATGTTTCTAAAGAAACTAATTTTGGATCAATATAAACAACCAACGAGTCATAATTAAATGAATAGTTAAAAATTACATTGTTTGATGAATTTAAACTATAATCAGAAGTTTTAATCAATATACCATCTACAAATATAAAATAACTTTCTTTTGATACAGTTACTGGTTTTGAAGCAATTGAAATTGCATTTCCACTAGTTACAGATCCATTTGTAAACTGATTTCTATGAGAACCAACTATACATCTTGCTGATATTTGAGAACCAGCGGGAATACTTTCACTGAACACTAAATTGCCAGCAGACAATGTATATGAATCTGAACTTGATTGAAGGACACCATCTACAAAAACTAACCAATCGCTGGCATTGTAATTAGATCCAACAACTGCTGATGGGAATGCAGATCCATTTTGTTGAATTAATGGGAACGTTGTAGATGCAGAAGTTGTAATTTCATTAAAACCATAGATTACATTTGCTTCATTTAATTGACGATAAAAAAGAACATCACCACCTGGCATCAATTGTCCTGCATTTTCTACAGATTCAAAACTAAAAGTTTTATCAGCATCAGTTACAGTCCAAGAATCTCCGTAAGTTTGAACAATATTATCCAAAATTACAAGCATTTGATCAATACTATAATTGGTAATATACTTATCAGTTACTCCGTCATCATTTTTTGGTTGAATTGGGTCAATGACCTTTAATTCAAATGATGTTTTTATACCATTAAACTCATTAGAAAAATCCTCAAATGCTGCAACTACAGAAGTTTTAATATTTTTTACATCAGTTAATAGTTTATTAGCAACCTGAACTTCATCAACTGAGATATTTTTTGTAATCAGATAATTATATTTTTGATTCAATCTCACAATAGAAGATACATCAGTAGATATTGTTACTTTTGTTTCTGATGTAACTGGTAATTTTGCACGTTGATTGATTTTAGTTTTTGCAAATAAATTATATCCTGCTGGATGAGCGGTTGAAATATAATTTTCTCTCCATTTATCTACGGGGACATTGGATGATATCTCATAAGCAAATTTTTGATATCTAAAACTATCTTGTAATTTAAAAATATTTTCGCCAAGGAATGAATTTTGACTTAAGAAAAGTTTTGGTTGTTCTAAATATGCTCCAAGTTTTAATGATGTATTAACCCCATCAACAAAATCTATTTTACCATATGATTCAGAATTAACTCCTCTTATAATATCATTTACTTTTAATTCATATTGCAATCCAGTTATTCTTAATATTGAATTATTTTTTTGCCATCCTTTTATAGTTGACACATATCCAAAAGTATTTGGGTTATCATTGATAATAACTTTTTCATTTGCAAAGAAATCAGATTTATCAATAATTAAAGTTATTGATGCTTTTCTTTCATTCAATAAAACTTTATAATATTGTACTTGTGCGTTTGTTGGCACAGAGATATAATCTAATGGATTAACATAAGTTTGTGATGCTAAAGTTAATTTTGATTTAATCGATGCTGTTTGTAAATCTGCAAAAAATGTTACAGTCGATTCTTGATATTTTAAATTGGAATTTGTATCTAAGTAATATGCTCTTACTTTATAAGAATCATTTTCTTGGAAATAATCAGTAAAATCAAATTTAAATGACAAATCACCATTACTATTGATTGTTGTAAAATATGTTTTTTCGACATCTATAGTAGGTGCTGATGAATACGAAACTCCAGGATAAATTATATCTACTGAAATTACTTTTTCATTATTTACATTTACTATCAAGGATGCATGTTGAGTATCTCCATCTCCTAATCCTCCACCTTTAATAACTGGACTGTTTGAAAATAAATATCCATCTCCTGGATCATCAATTCTATACGAAACAACTTTATAATTATTTTTTAACTTAGCTATTATTGGAAAAGAAATAACAGGTGAATACGATGGATTTGGACTATATCCATAACCATTTGATGCATTAGCAATAGATTTAACTGATCCAACAGTGCTAGAGAATGCTTCTAAAGTAGCGCCAACTCCATTTGCAGTTACAAATCCAGTTACACTAGGGAGAATTTTATAATCAAATCCACCAGAAGTCAAAGTTGCTTTATGAATTGGTCCATTTGCAACTTTTGATGTAGTAATATAATTAATAGTATTTGAATTGTAATCAGTAAATAGTGGATTTCTATCTATATAAAACTCAAAATAATTTGAAGTAGAATTCTCAATATAAAATTCACCATTATAAGGTTCAAATCTAATATTTAACTTTACATCTCTATAAATTCCCTGAGATTGTAAAGTAATACGCATTATAACATTAGTTAAATCTGAAGATTTTGGTACAATAGTAAATTTTGTTATTTTACCACTACCATCAAGTTCAATTGTGTTGTCAATATCAAAATATTCTTTTTGTTTATCTAATTCAGTAGAAAAACTAAAAAATTGAACAGTTATTGGTTCAACAGATTGAACATTAAAAATATATTTACTTCTTTCATACATTTCAAGAGTGCTTCCATTAGTATAGGTTTCACTCCCTTTAGTTATTGTAAAATTAACTGGATTTATTGTAAAATTAACATTATAGTTATTTTCAAGTTTTCTAGATGCATTAACTGTAATCTGATCTCCCTGTACCAATCCATTTCCATTTGAAGTAAATCTAGATAGAATTCTATTTTCCTGATATGATTTTACTTTTGCATTAATATATCTTAATTTAGTAACTATTGATCTTGGATAATGAAGTGATCTTACAGTATTGAATGATTGTCTTTCTACAGTAAGAATGTGCTTAAAATTTGATCCTATTATATCAATATTTGATACTATATTTGCTTTAATATAAGTTTGACTTGTTAATAATTCAATTCTAGGATTAGACATGATTGAACCATTAACAGTAATACCTGTTTGGTTTGGTGGTTGATCAAAAACTAAATCACTTACATCTCCATTTGCATTTAATACTACAGTTCCTTGAGCAGGTACTTGAGCACTACTATTAAGTTGCAAAATACCATTAATGAAAAGATAATAAGTATTTGCTCCAGTAGTTCCACTTCCATCTTTTATTTTGGTAAATAAATTCTGAATTGTTTTGGTTACAGTAATGTTAACAACTTTGAAAATTTCCTCATCTACTTTAATAATATCTCCGATATTAAATTTTGAACTATCAAAAACTGGTAATTCACTCAACAAAGTAACAGTAGATCCATCTGCATGAGGTGTTTGAATTGAATTTATACCTCTTTCAACTAAGATCTTATCAGAACTTGCCTTATACTTCACCAACATGTATTCGTCATCAATTTTTATATACTTATTGATAGTTAGGGAGAAAAAGTCATCAATTGTACAATTTGTAAATCCAAATATACTTAAATAAGTTGTAGCACTATCGATGTCAGAATCTAATGTACATTTAGTTTCTAATCCATTTATAACTGCCACTGTAGCATTAGTTCCAGTTAATTCGTTGGAAATTAAAACTTCTGGTGTTAATGTAGAGTCAAAAATGGGTTCTCCACTAGATGGATTATTACCAGTAACATTTTTTAAATATGCATATCTATCATTCTGATTGACAGAATGTATTACTGCACTAAATCCATCTGCTGTTTTTATTGTCGATCCATTTGAAAATGGAGTTGATTCATCATAGTATTCTAAGTAATCATATTCAGTAAATGTTGTTGATACTATGTCTTTTCCTTCTATAACACTAACAAATCCAGCTGCACCAAATCCACTAGTTTCAGTATTATTGAATATTAGTTTATCTCCAATTTTATATCCAGAACCGCCGTCAACAATATTAATTGATTGGACACTAGCTTCTGTTGATGATGGAATTGACTCTACAATAAAACTTCCAGGATCTAATGGTCTAGTTTTTTTGTATACATCTGTTGCTGGATCTAAATAACGACTTAAATTAAAAATTTGATTTAATAAAGGAATCTCAGATAAATTGAATTCTGAATATGTTTTTCCTGAAAATTCAGATCCCACGAAGTAAGGAAATCCCAATTGCTTATTATTAAGATCAACTGTCATAAAATAAGCATATACTCCATTTGGAAATTCAGGAGTTATGCAGTACCTTCCGTTTTGCCTGTCTAAAGTAGCTTGAGAAGGAGACCAATAATAATCTTCTTCAAATGATCCAATTGCATAATTTTGAAGACCTCCATTTGCAGAAGGCAATAATCTAATTGGATTTAAATTGGTCTCAATTTTTTTCCAACCAGAAACCATTTTTTTGATAGTTGATTCTTCAAGTGGATTTTGATATCCATATGGACCATAAATTGGACTACCATCTAGGGACCATCCAATTATAGGAGAATGCTTTGTAGAATCAGTTAAATTTACATTAACTAAACTTTTTTTTAATTTTAATTGTTTTGGTGCCCCAATAATTGTATATTTTTTGGGGAATACTTTATCAGACGCTGGAATGATAGTACTTGAATATTGATATGATTTTCCAGATTCTACAGGAACAGGATCAAATTCATAAGAATTATTTTCCCCATATGTCAAAAGTAAAGTTTTTAAATCTGATGGAAGAGGATTATTCTCTATAATATTGATTCTAAATTTATTATCAATAATTTGACCAGATACGTTTTCTTCAAAAATAATTTCAAATTTAATAGGATTAGTCCTATTAAATCCTCTTACAAAATGAAAACCTTCATATCTTAATACATATAAATCTGATACTTGATTTGCAGTGTTTAATCTCATTTCTACATTATCTAATCCCCAAGTATCAAGTCCAGCACTAGTTCGTGTGTAATTTGGTTGTATTAATTTAAATCTAATAAAAGGATCTAATAAAGGACCTTCAAGCCTTACAGTAATGGGTTTCCAACTTCCACCTCCATAAGTATCAATTGAATACATTGAAAATGGAGTCCAAGTTGCACCATTATTTTTACTGTATTGAAGTTGTACAGGTTCATTTACTTCTGGAGAGTTTCCAATTGTATTAGGAGGAGCAGAATAAATTAAATCAAATTTAAAAAATCCTCCATTAAGAGTATTAAATGGTTGCGTTGTAAATGATCTTGTGGGCAAACCATTAAAATAAAGTGCAGAAGTATTTGGACTTGGCCAATTATTTGTGTTTTCTGCTCCAAAAACAGAAGCAATAATGTCAACGGTAACTGTATTTGATCTTTCTACATAACTGTCAAAAAACCTATCAATAATTAAATCATCTTTTCCTATTTGAATTGATGCACCTAAAGAAGTTGGGGTAAGTTGCTCTGCTGCCCATCCTTCTAATGCCAATGGATTATTTTCATTGAAGAAAATAAATCCATTTGTACTTACGAAAAGGTTTTCTCCTTTTTTAACTAAAGTTGGAGTGTTTGAAGTTGTTCCAAATCTAATATCAAAAGGCACTTTTAATTGTAAATATCCATCGTCAACTAAATCAAATCCTACCTCGTTAACTAAATCAACAACTGGTACATTTGCAGAATAGGTAACACCTTCATAAGTAACTGAAGTTAATCCATTTTGAGTAACTGAAGTATTTTGTTGGTACGGTACTTCTTCAAATTTTGGAATTATTGTTTCAATATTTTGAAGTACTTCTGTGCCAAAAAGTAATCCTCCTGTTGAAGAATCATAATTTGGATCATTATCAGTATTATAATTGTTAAGTAATGTCCAATTATCTACAATTGGATTTAAAAGTGATTCAGAACCAGATTCAAAAATTTGAATACTTGTTCCAAATTGAGAATAGTTAATACCTCCGTTTAAAATTTTATATTCAATTACTGCTCCTGTTACAGTATTGATTTTAGATATAATTTTTGCTCCCTGTCCCTTTCCAGTAGAATCAACTATTTTGACAATTGGTGGTGACTTATAGCTTTGACCATTATTAACTGGGGTTATTTCAGTAATTACTCCACTTTCAATTGTTAATATTGCAGTAGCACCTTCTCCAAATGTAGTTAATATGGAAGGATTGTCATTGTATTTTGATCCAGGATTTGTGATATTAACTCTATGAATTGGTCCTGCAACTAAACAAGATAATACTGCTTCTTCAGTAGACGCATTGGCATCATTGAAGAAATTTGGGCTTATTCTTAATGTTGGTTGTTTTGAATACCCATATCCAGGATCAATAACTTTTACTCTAGTAATTTTTCCCTTTACAACAACAGGTTCTAAAACGGCAGATCTAAATTTACTATTAAATTCAGTATCTGTTGGATCTTTATCTACAGTTATAATAGTTGTTGCTGGATATCCTTTTCCAAAGGATTCCACATAAATTTCTTTAATAGAACCATTGACAACTAAATTTCCTAATGCAGTTGTGCCACCACTGATTTTTGGTGCAGTAAATGTTATTACTGGTGGACTTGAAACATTATAATCTGAACCACCATCAGTAACAGTAACTGTTTTAAGTGATCCTCTAGTAATGACGACGTTACTTTTCCAATTTAATATTGGTGTGCCATCAACTAAAAATCCAACAGGTGCATCTGGCGTTGTTTTTTCTTTAAATCCTTCAAGAGATTTTGTATAAATTAAAGGTATTTTTATAAAATGTTCAGCATCTTCAACTTTAACATTTGATGGTGTTGAAAATGAATAATAAGGAATTCCTGAACTATACAGATAAACTGCTTCTTGATCTGTATATAAAGATGCAACTCCAGCAACTAAATTTTTATTCAAATTTACTGGAATATTTTCATTAGTTACCCAAGAAGTTAATAATAAATTTGATATATTAATTGATACGTCTTTTACAAATCCAATATCACCTTCTTGATAATAAGTATAATTTTTTAATATATCATATCCCACTACACCAGAGAAAATTAAGAAGTATGAATCTGGTCTATCTTTTACTGATGCTAAAGTAGAAAGATCATAAATTCTTTGCCCAATTGAATAAAAACTTGGAATTTCTTCTAATTCAAAATAATTATATTCTTTTCTTGAATATTTTACAAGATCATCACCTATTCTCAGAAAACCAACTTCTGGAAATCCAAATGTAGTATCTACATATAATCTATTGTTGATAATGTATTGAGTTATAATTGCAAATTGAGTTGCTACAATATTTTGCCCATTGCTTACCTCAAGTTCATAAACTTGACTTGAAGCAGCAAAGTTATTCTCTACCGTTTGAACATTAAATTCCTTACCATTCTGTACAAGAATTTTATCAACAAGATCTGGAATGTAATAATTATCTAACGACTCTGTACGAACAATAAATTTTGTCTGATAAATTGCATCAGATGGAGCAAGTAATTGGGATTTGTAATTAGTAATCTCAGGAACATTTTGGAAAAGATATTTAAAGTAGAATTCAATCCCTTTTGGAGTTCCTTTACTTAAATAGAAATCTTTGATTCTTTTTAGGATTAAATTAAAATTAAGTTTATCTTTATTTTCTATTAAAGAATTTTGTGGATAATTAACTAAAAATTGCTGTCTTAATTTATCAAGAAAATATAATAAGTAATTGAAAGATTGATTTAAAACAATAGAAGATGCAATATGCTTTGCTGGTTCTGTTTTAATATTTGGAACAAATCCATCTTCATAAGTTAATTCATTATAAGTGTAACCTCTTATGCAACCTTTAAATACAGTAATTTTATAAACATTAAATTCATCAGTAATATACTCTCTTTCCTTATATAAAATTACTTCGTCATCAATTTTAAGCAATCCATCAGTTCGTGGAAACTTAACGTGACCAATTACTGAAATTTCAGTATCTGTGATAGAAATAGGTTCTTTTGTAGATGCTTTTAAATCTATTTCTGCATAGGTATCAATATCTGTAATATCTAACAACCCATTGATTAAATCAATAGGATTGCCATTGGACTCCAGAAATTCATAATAACTTTGTAAAAATTTTACAAGAGTTGGATATTGATCTTGATAGAAAACTGGAAATTGATTTTGTACAGAACTAGATACAACCGATTGATTAAACATATTTAACTAGATACTGGAATTTGTCCTACGCCTGATGATCTTGATGCTGATGTAATTTGATCAAGTATTGTCACCACAGTAATATCTTCCTCAGAAATTAAAAGATAAAGATCTCTTAATGATATAATGTCATTTGATGCTGGTTTTACTGAAAATTCAATATATCCAGAACCATTTGTTGCAGAGTTAATATTAATAGCACTAATATTTATTTCACCCTTGTTATAGTCAATATTGCCAATATTTTTATTATAATAGATTTTCTTACTTCCATCAATTCTATAAATTGCTATTGTATTAGTACCAAGTTTTTCAAAGTAGAAATTGTAAAGTGGATTTTCGCCAGTAATTTTAAAAGCAGTTGATGTTACTTCAGTAGATTCTGATATTCTATTACCATAACACACTTGATAAGATGCAAAAATATTAGAAAGAATGGGAAGATTCTTTCTCATTCTAATTCTAGTGATATTAGATGTAATGCCAGGATCTACGCTATCAACTAATGATACTAACTTACTATGCTTAAACTTGCCTTTAAATTTGTTTACATCTTTAGATTCACCGAATGAGAATATAGTTTTGCGAACAAGTTCTGAAATTTCTTGTTGAGATCTTCTAGTTTTATTGGAATCATAATAAACATAACTTTCAACTTCCAAATAAAGATATGAAGGATCTTTTATTTCTGGAATAACTGAAAGAATAGTGTATTCTTTAATTGATTTTAATAAATTCTGTTTTCCTGTCGTAGTTAACGCTTCTGATCCTTTTGGTTTAGCAACAATAAAAACTTTACCATACTGTGGTGGATCTGCATCTTCTCCACCATAAACAGTTAATGATTCTAAGTTTGGAACTACTCTATTAATTAAAGTTTCATAATCTCTGATAGTTACTGCTCTATTTTGTGCAGCATAGTATCTTGGAGCAAGATATTTAATTGATGTAATAGATTCTGGTTGTGCTCCACCAGCAGATGCATTAATGACAGTAATTGTTGAATCTACATCTGAAATTATTTGAGAACCATATTCCAATGATCCTATAAATTCAAACGATGCACATTCATTAGCAATATCTTTGTCTGTAATAAAATACTCAATTGAAATAATATCCTTATTTTGTAATTTTCTACCAAATGTATTGTCACCAAAAATTAATTCAAACTGTTCGTTTTTATTTTCTTGAATAAAAAAGATTTTATCTGTTGGTCCAACTTCTGTAATATCTACTGCTTTCTTATATGATTGGGGAACACTAAATCCAGGTTCTTGTACAGATACCCTAGTAAGTTCTACATCTGAATCAGCATTAGGAATAATAAATCTTTGAGATGTTGAGGTATCATTTACATAGTTTGAATTTAAAATATTCCCTTGGTAGATATCAATTTCATTAAATGTAATTTTTCGTATACCATTTATATCAACATACGATTCTCTTGTAATGTCATCTAAAATTGAAAATGTATGACTTCCAGATCCATTACTACCAATGAAGGAAATACCTTTCTTCATTGTTAAAGATTTGATATTTGGTGATACCTGAACATCAAATGTAATAGTTGCCTTTGATGCAACAGCAGATCTTGGAGTGTATCCTACTAATTTAGCAAGAGATACTACGTTTTCACGAATAGACGCACTATCAAAAAATGCCTCATTAGCAACAAGGTTTGCATTCATTGCCGTATAATAAGTATTATACGACAAAACATCGATCAGTTGTGATAAAACTGATCCTTCAAAATTATAATCAGTGAAAACTTCTGATGATCTGAGGTACTCTTTTAAACTTTTTTTGATATCATCAAAATCTAAATTAGTTAACTGATTAAAAGCCATTATACTCTTTCTAATACGAGGTTAAGTGATTGAATATCTAAAGGAATTCCAATTATGCTATAATTAATATCTATAGCTATTGAATTAGAATCAATACTAGAATTGACTTTTATAGTCACTATTTCGACCCTTGGTTCATATGCTCTTATTGCATCTGACAATGCTGCCTCTATTGTGGCATTTGTGGTGCCATCAAAATTCTCAAATAGTGTTAAAGATGCATTTGAACCAAAAAATGGTAAGAATGGTCTTTCAAATTTAGCTGTAGTAACAATATTTTTGATTGATTGTCTAATGGCATCCTCATTCTTTAGTGTCGCCACATCGCCAGTGATTGGATTACGTGTTAATGTTGGGTTAAGATCAACAAATTTTTTAGAAATTTGCGCCATTTTGCCTTCCTTTATACACTATATAGCGGTAAATTAGACGAACCACTCCACATAATCATCAAAACCATCTTTTCCGCCACATTGGCGAGAAAGACGGTCATCTGGCACTGTATATTTTGCTTTTTTTGCTAGTTTTAAGTACTTTTCTGATGCTAAATTAGTAATCAGAACCAGTGTTCCATGCTCTTTTTGCATGATTTCTGGAATAAAATCTGGATTTGGTGAGTTTGCCATTAAAAAACCTCCTTAAATTCTGTTTCCAGAACTTTTAAGGAGGTTTCTATCTCCAAAAATATTTATTTTTGGACTTTATTCAGGATTTTCCTTGACCACGATACCTTTTTTTACGTCCATTGCGAGAAGAAGCACTCAGAAGTGTATTTTTTGAGCACCCTTGACGTGTTTTTTTCGGTCCACTTGGTTTAAATTCAATACGAGCTAATCCAACTTTTGATCTGGCAGCCATAGATTCGGATTTTTTAACTACTTGACTAGTATAGCAGGGATTTGGGGAGTTGTCAAGAGGGTTTAGAAGATACCTGCAAAGACATTATATGACCCCTGAGCAATTTTATCGCCACATGCGATCTGATCACCAATCCTACCAGGGGGTCTCATGTTAAAATAAACGTTCAGAGGACCGTCTGAGATCGGTCTAAAGGTGTGTGGAGGAGGGCATTGGGCACATGGACATGCATGGGGGGCAAACAGGTCTCCAATCCTGCCTGCAGGGATCATATTGACATAGACATTTTGTGATGCTTGAGTCAACGCTGTTGGTGGATAGCAAATATGCCCAGTGGACATTGCTCCAATGTATGTGCAACCTTTCATAGTTAACCTATAATTTCTAGTATTTGTTCGTCAGACAAACGACCTGTCTGACTATTTACCTTATTTACAAACCTTCGTGAGGCAATGTCTTTATCATCGTACACAATTTGTTTAATTGGGAATGTTCCTGCTCCAATTCCGCATGAACTTGTAACGATTACCGTAAATTGCACAATAATCATGTAGTTTGGATCTGGATAATAATGCTGCATATGATTATGACCACTAGGAATCTCAGCCTCCATTCCAGTAACAGGTGTCCCTGCAATCGGCAACCCCCCTAACGGATTTTTATAGATTGATCGAAGAGTAGCAGATCCTTGATTTAAAGTTCCATAGGTTGCTGGATACCCACTTGGAGATGTTGTAGTGGTCGGTAAATGAATAACACCACCAGGAAGATCATTACGATACTTATATTGCTTGTTAGGAAATAGATAATCCGTATAAGTACCCGTAACGGTCATTGTAATTGTACCAGGAAAGGTACATGTTGCTGTCGCCACACCAGTCCCCAAGGTAGCACTACCGCTTGTACCTGATGTACTGATTAATGTGACGATTAAACCAGGATCTCCAAAATATGCAGAAGGGCTTACTACTGGTTGGAAACTAGGCACAGTGACTGTAAAAACCTCTGGTACTCCAGGTGGAATTGGTGGGCATATCACACCAGTCCAAATATTTGGAGTCCAAACGACTGGTTTCATCACAATACTAGGTTGTGGTTGAATTGGTGTATAAACGGTAGGAACTGGCATTATTTGACTCTCCTGACACCTTGAGCATCTAAAACATCTTCAAAAAGTTCTACACCAATTCTCTGATCATTCATTACATATAATGTTGTACTCCATGATCCTGCACCATGAGAGGGTACGTTTGCAATATTTGATGGTATATAACGATAAGTAATACCACTATTATCAACAAAAAATGCAGTTCCACTGGGTCCTACATCAGGAGGGACATCGGGTGGAAGACCAGGACTAACAAGTCCACCAACTTCAACCAAATAGGTATTACCGCCATTAGTTACATAAGACCCAGCAGTTAAGGTAAGACCAATCGCCCATGCAATTGCATTTAATGATGGGATAACACTAGTCACAGTAAAATTTAATACTACATCTAGATCTTGACCTGGATCTTGTACATACTTCATAATCATAGCATTCGCTGGTATCTCTTCAGATAAATCTCTCACAATACCCGTTCCATTCTTATTTTGTTGATCAATACGATATGCATCAATAAACGTATTGGGATCAACAGGTAATACTTTATCAATCGTACTTGTTCCTGTCTGCGTTACCCATTGAGTATTTGTAATTGTTGCTTTGGTCTGTGTTATGTTACCATTACCATCTACTACTGCATCTGCAGTACTTGTCTGTATTACATCAAATGCTCTTGGATATTCTGTTGGTACAGAAATCTTCAAATGCCCTGATACTGGAGTATAGGTCTTTGGTAATCTTGTCTCTGCGTCAAATTTCTCAAAATAATATTCCCAAGTATCATTTGGAAATAACTTTTTCCCAAACTTACCTCTGACTTCAATGTCAATTGTTTGTGGATATGTAGCAGTCATACTAATCGTACCACTCGTACTTGTAGCAGTTGCAGTAACACCATCACTTCTCCTAAATGTAACCGTTGCATCATCATCCAAATATGGTGCAGTACTTCCAATATTAGGAACCATACTATTAAATGTAATCGTAAAGGTCTCATTCCTTACAATACTTCCAACTGGTTCTGATGATGAACAACTTATAAAATAAAAATTATTTGGTTGACTCGCCCACTTTGGTTTTCCATAAACATCAAATCCAATTGCCTCTAATCTAATATCCATCGTCCTCCTCTGATTTAACGATGGTTCAGCAACCTGATTGCCATTCTCATCAAAACAACATCCTGTATAATTATTGTTCAATGATTCACCAAGTTCCTCACCAATATACACAATCCTATTACGTATATTACTATACTCACTCACATTGAACTGAGTATTATTACACGCATCACGTGTAAAATTTGTCGGTAACTTTTCTTGCTGACGAAAAGAAGTCCCTGGGATACCTCTCAGCATACCAGAGACACTTGGTAATGGTGTCGCAGCAGTTCCCCTTGGAAATTGCCCAGTCGTTGTATTCCCCTTGTCTACATCGTAGAGAACATCAATCTGAAATGGATTCACTCCAATTGGTTCATTGATCTGCTTATAATATGGCATCAATCCTCACTGTCTTCCAAATAATTTAACATGAAAAAGTCCTCTGCTCCTTCGTAATCTCTAAAGTAATACGTGTCGCCATCTGGAGCATTTAAAATAAACTTGTCGATAAAACTATCGTAATCAATCATAGGATCTTTTGATACATTCATTATGGCATCCTCATAAAACTCTTCATAACTTTTACTATCCCAATCGTCAAAATTTACATGATCTGTCCAATTTTCGTCGAAACTATAACTTGGCGTATTCATTGTGTCTCCATACGACTATTGTATATATTTGGGTATTGAACGTTTTTACCCAGAAAAAAATTTTTCATTTTGGCGTTAATACGAAGTCCCTGGGGGACCTTTGTAGGTTAAAGGGACCCTTGGCATTTTAAACGCACGGCTTCGCCTTATATAAGGGCGCTAATCGCGCCACTGTTTTATACTTAGTGCCGTGGCAGTTAGTTACATCGAAGGGGGGCGATGTGCCCCCCGCTCAGTGTCACCAAACGAGGCGGGTGAACGTTACACCATCAGCGTGCACACAGTGCTCATTGATCCAGAAACCAAGGGACACAGTAGGCATCAGTTTCAGCGCAGCGATTGCGCGACGGGATACACCGAGATAGAGGTAGGAGTTGCCGTTCTTGAATGTAGCAATCACCGTTCCATACTTGATGCTCGCCTGAATCTTAGCGATGGCGCTACTGTTGCGCTCTGGGGTCTTGATCAGTTCGATGCTGTCCTGATCGGTGCTGATCTGGGGGAGAGCGATGGGGGAGTTGATGGTCATGGTCTGTTTGTGGTTGACTCTGTGATTCTAGGCGCGGGGGGAGGGAGGAGGGGGGCAGGAAGTGCCACCCCCTCGATTGTCCATCAGATGGCGCTGGTGCCCTTGGCGACCCACAGGGCAAGACGCATCGTGCTCGCCTTGGCGACTGCCTCAGCGGCGCGACCCTCGGCAAGCGCCTGCTTTTTCAGGGGGGAACGCTGAGCATCGGGGGCACCGATGAGAACGTTGCGAGCGATCTGGAGGGTTTGCTGTTTGGTCATGGTTTGGTTCGTTTGGTTGATGTGATCAGTATAGAGGGGGAAGGGGGCATCCGTCGCCCCCTGATGGACAGATCCTAGAGTGTCACTCCTCAGGACCGAAGCAGGACTCAAGGCAAAATGCCTCCAGTTCCTGGTCGTCATCCCACAGCGAGAAGGTGTCGTCATCCTCCAGATCTTCCCAGAAGGTCTCGATCAGTTCGTCGATCTGCTGGTCATCGGTCAGGGTGAAAGTGGTCATAGGTCGGTGTCGTTGGTTGACTTGATCAGTATAGAGGGTCAATGGGCGCGGGTGGGGGTGCTGAGGGACACCTTGGGAGGTGGCACCCGCTGATCGCTCTCATGGAGGAGGTGGACTGTCCAAGATGCCACCACAACGCTGACGGAACAGAATAGCATGATGGCGATGGATCGCCGCAGGTCGTTGTCCGTGGTCATCAGGCGACAACCTCCAACCAGGCGATGGGTTTGCCATGGGTCAGACGCCACACGATCATAGGAGCGCCTCCCTCGTCAACTGACCAATCGAAGGCGATGTCCCTGGCAGTGTCGAGATCAGGGGCGAACTCAGCACCGTGCTGATCGAAGGTGCCGAAGGATTTGGGTTGGATTGCGAAGGTCATTGGTTCTCTGTTGATGTGATCAGTATAGGCGCTCAGGGCATCTCACAGGCGCCAGGGAGGACACTGTTGTAGGTGGCACAGCGGGCGGCGGTCTGTTGGTTGACTGCCTGAACGGTGTCAGCAGCGAACTCGATGGCAGCAGATCCTACAGCAGCGATAGGAGCGTAAAAGGCAGCGCCAAGGGCAAGGGTGAGGAGGGTCTTGGGCATGGTTTGGTCGTTTGGTTGTTGTGGTTAGTATGGCAGGAAATGGGGGGCATTGCAACCCCCCTGTGGACAGTTCAGAGATCGACCATCATGTCGTTCATCTCGTCTGCGTCGATCTTAGGGTCGTTCCATGCCACACCGTCGCCAGTGGCACCGAGCATCCGCCCAATCTGCCCTTCCATCATACACCGCTGGAACTTCTCCCAGGGGGTCTCCCAATCGGCACAGTAGGTCACACACGCTTTGGCGGTGTTGTAGAGGAACTCATCGTTCTGAACCCAGAGGGAAGCGTTCCAGGTTTCGTAGTTTGCCCAACCGTTGTAGGTGGTCATGGTTCGGTTCGTTTGGTTGATGGGTTTAGTATGGCACCCCCTAGGATGGGTTTGTGGGTTGGGTGGACAGTGCCTCAACTGCCACAACGCGACCAGTTTGGAGGTAGAAGTCCTCAGCGAGTTGGACTGCCTCTTCATAGGTGTCCGCGAAGAACGTGAAGAAGTCACCAGAGACATCGCGTGAGAAGGTGGACACGATGAACGGTTTGGACTGGGAGGAGGTGAGCACTTGGGTGTCCGTTTGGTATGGACTCAGTATAGAGGGTCAGGGGGTCAGTGGCGGTCGCTGTTGTGCCACTTGTCATAGTGTCCACTACCCTCTAGACAGACCGCCACCTAGGACCTAACCTAGAGGGCGGGAGGGGAGGGAAGGAAAGGCAGCGAAGCGACTGCCCAGTTGGTTATACTAAGACGTGGCAATAATCAATGGATTTGATACACCAACCTGTCCAGGATGTGATCTCTTCAATGAGATCATCTTCATCATCTGCCTCCCAGATGTTTCCTACTGTGTCGTCGATGATGTCATTCATCTCAGCAGATGTGATCTCATCTTCAGGGG